TTTAATTAAATATTATCCTTGGCAAAAAGGTCAAACTTATATTCAATACGATGACCGTGTTAACCTTGACGGTGAAAAGTTTTACGCCGTTGTTGGTCCAACAAGTAATGATACAGGTGATTATAGAATTTATAAATGCCTATATAATAACGAACTTGGTGAAGTTGACACCCCACCAAACTATTCAGCAGCTACACCAAATCAAATTTATGAAACTGCTGACGGTTATGTATGGAAATTTATGTATTCACTAACACAATCAGAGTTTGAAGCATATAACGCGGTCGGTTATATTCCTATTATGGGTGACTTTGATGTTGACCCAACTGCAAATGCGTCATATGTTGATACGGGATCAAAGGTTGACCAAATCTTTGTTGAAAATATTGTAGGAAATTACGGCTATCCATATGAAAATGGTGTTATTGCTGAAGATGGTGTTTTATCAGCGGGTGAACTTATTATAACAGGTACAACATTACAGGAAATCGCAGATTATTATGCGGGCATGGCAATTTACATTACTAACATTAACGGCCAAAGCTTTTTGTATGATATTGGATCTTATTCATATAATGCTTCAACACAAAAAGCAACAGTTTTTGTTGTAGGTGATCCAAAATTTGACGGTGTTGTTGATTCAGCAAGTTTTCAAATATTCCCAAAGATTGAAATCAATGGTGATGGAACAGGTGCAGCAGCAATCCCAACAATTGTAAATAACTCAATTACCAAAATTAACATTATTGAAGCAGGTTCAGGATATAATAGTATATCAGCAAGAGTTGTTGATCCATTATATGACTTTGAACCTGAGGATGCTTTATCTATTGATGTTCGTGCGGAACTAAGACCGATCTTGTCACCAACAAATGGGCACGCAACGAACTTCCTTAACGAACTTCATTCCCGCCACGTATTACTTTACGGATATATCACAGAAACAGATAATACCCAAATCGGCGCAACAAATAGTTATTCATATATCGGTGTGGTTAAAAACCCTGAGTGGGCAAACACTGATCCGTCATATACTGCGCCGTCAGTATTTGATAACAGGATTTCTATTGTATCTGACCAATGGCCTGCCGCCGTTGTTAATGATACACTAACACAAGTTAATAGCAGTCAAGAAACTGTATTTGTCGGTAAAGTCCATGAAGTTGATAATACTGCCAACACGATTTATATTTCAGAGTATATGGGCGCATATGAAAACCAGCCAGGAACATCGGTATCATTAGACACATCATTACCTTTGTTCACTTCGTCCGGCCAGACAATTAATATAAATACTCCGACAGCCGATAATGTAATAACATCCGATTATGTTCAAAGATCAGGCGAAGTATACTTTATGGAAGATATTATTCCATTAAATAGATCCGCCGCTTCAAGAGAAGAATATAAACTGGTCTTGCAATTCTAAGAGAGATAAACATATGCCAATTAATACAAATTTAAACATTTCTCCATACTTCGATGACTTCGACCAGGAGAATCAATTCTATAGAGTTTTGTTTAAACCCGCATATGCGGTTCAAGCAAGAGAGCTAATACAGCTTCAAACAATCTTGCAAAATCAGATTGAACAATTTGGTGATAACATCTATAAAGAAGGTTCAATCATTAAAGGTTGTAACTTTACACAATTGGATGCATTGGAATTTGTTAAGCTTGGTGAAAAACCTGGTTTTACTCCAACAAATTTTATTAGCGGAACAGTAGAAGAAACAATCTCAGGTGTTAAAACACTTGTTGATGTTGTATATACGGTAACAGGTGGTACTACAAGCCTGGAGGCTGAAATTGTTTCGGCACAAATTGGTTATACAACTCGTCCACCTGATCTAAATACTTTCTTTGTTAATTACTTAAACACAACGGAAGATTTGGCTAACTCCGATAATACTATCAAGCAATTCAATGCTGGTGAAACACTTTCCATTTACCGTTCAAAAACTGTTGGTGGTGCACCTCACCCAACTGATCCCGGCCCGACACTTGTTGATACAATCAGTGTAGCCGGCGCAGGATTTACCCCAGTTGGTAAATCGTTTGGTTTGAAAGCATCACCTGGTATTATTTTCCAAAAAGGTCATTTCTTGTTTACAACTCAGCAAACATTAGTTGTTGAAAAATATTCAAGATTTCCTAATAATGTTAGTGTTGGTTTTAAAGTTGATGAACAACTTATTTCATTCTTACAAGATCCTACACTATATGACAATGCAAATGGATCAAGAAATGAAAACGCACCTGGTGCTGATAGATTAAAACTTGTACCTGATTTGGTTGCACTCACAACTGCTACTGCAGATATTGACTCTGACTTTTTCACACTAATCCGTTATGAAACAGGTAACGCAATTGAGCTTAGAGATGTAACTCAGTTCAATGTATTGGGTGAAGAAATGGCTCGCCGAACATATGAAGAGTCAGGTAACTATGTTGCTGAAAAATTCATCGTAAAACCCGACCGGCGATATGACGTTGATGCTGAAGAAAACCTTCTTAAGGCTTTGGTTAGCCCAGGTGTTGCATATATTAAAGGATTTAGAGTTGAAAACGCAGGTGAAAGAGAATTCACAATTCCTCCAATCACTTCAACAACAATTCAACAAAACGAACCAGTTGGAATGAATTATGGTAACTATGTTGATGTTACTTCTATTACCGGTGTTCTTGATATTGACTTTACCACAAGCAACCTCCAAGACGGAACAGGTGCAACAATCGGTGAATGTTTTGTTCGTAACTTAACACCTGACCGCGCATATATTTTCGGTGTAAGAATTACAAATGCCGCAAAAACATTTGCCGACGTTGAAAGAATTTCGAGTGGAACAGGATATATCGGAATTGCCGCAGGTTCAACAATTAAAGGTCAAAAACAAGCACCGATGATTTTTGATACAGGCACATTCAGTTTGAAAGAAATAACTGATATGTCAATTCCTCGCCGTGTTAAAGAATCAAGTGTTACACCAACAGGAACAACAATTACTATTCCTGCAGGTCCTAGTGATGATTTTAACTGTAACAATGATGACGTTGTAGTTGTTGATAGCACAAATACTCGTATTCTTGTTGGCGGTACAACCACAACAGTTAATGACAGCAATCTCGTAATTGCCTTGAATACTACACCAACTGGTGACTGTACTGTTTATTTTAATAAAAGAATTCAATTAGCAGGAAATCACTCGAAGCTTTCAGTTGAACCGTATATTAAAGTTACTTATTCTACATCAACTTCAAAATACACATTAGGTTTTCCTGACGTATATGAAATTGTTTCTATTGCCGACTCAACAAACGGTGATGATTACACAAACAGTTTCCGTCTAAAAACAAATCAAAAAGATAGTTATTATGACATATCTTATATGGAATATATTCCTGGTCGTCCAAAACCGCCAGCAGGTGACCTTGTAATCAAATTAAAAGTATTCCAACTAAATAACGCATCAGGTGAATATTACTTTACCGTTAATAGTTATGGTGGAATTGATGATACAACTCCTGACGATGATTTGCCATCCACTTCATATAGATCAAATAAAATTCCAGTATACCGTGCAAATAACGGAAGAGTATATAATTTAAGAGAATGTTTTGACTTTAGACCTTATGTCGATAAGAACCCAAATGCTCTATATACTCAGACTTTGCCAGGCGGTGCACCAACTATCTCTGGTATAGTGGATGACACCTCTGTAACCTTTACTGGATCCACATTCATTACTCCATCTAATGGCAATTCAATTACCTGTGATATTGAGCACTACATGGCACGTATAGACGTTATAGCCGTGGACTCATTTGGGCGATTTGATTACATCTTAGGTACTGAGGAAGAAAGCCCTGTGCCACCTAGAATTGCTCCTGACCAACTACAAATTTCAAAAGTTGTTGTACCAGGATTGCCTGCACTAACACCAAAAGAAGCTGCTCGTGAAGGTAAAAAACAATATGCAATCAAGATGTCTTCAAAGACAGTTGAAAATTATACTATGCGAGATATTAAGTCAATCGAGAAAAGATTGGAGGCAATGGAATATTATATTCAGTTGAACCAGTTGGAAACCGAAACAACAAACTTGCTAATTACTGATGAAAATGGATTGACAAGGTTTAAGAATGGTTATATAGTAGATCCATTGAACAACCTAGATCTTGCAAACGTACAAGACAATGAATTTAACGCGTCTGTTCCTTTTGATAAAAAGCAACTACAACCTGCGGTAAGAACATTCCCATTAGATTTACGTTTAAAATCTACATCAAGTGCATCGGTATTCCCAAATACTGATGAACCTGAGGCTGCCACACTTAGCCGTGATAGTCATATTTCAGTTATCAAACAACCATACGCATCAGGATTTAGAAATGCCGTAAGTAACTTTTATAAGTATGTTGGGTTAGGTGATTTGTTCCCTGCCTTTGACTCGGTACAAGATACAGTTGCTGACCCAGTTTCAATTGATATTAATCTCGTAAGTCCGTTTGCAGATTTCCTTGAAAACGTACAGCAATTTATTCCATTAACAGGATCAGTTGATACAGGTAGAATTTTGCGTGAATTTGGCGGTGACAACAATTGGTTCCCAACACAAGTTGCAGAAGTTCGTACTTGGGAATTGTCAGCAACAGAATCAGTTGTTCAATCAGACGTTGGTGAATTTGCATCAAATGTTGAGTTCAATCCGTTTATGCGGTCAAGAGATGTCAATGTTTATATGGCAGGTCTTCGTCCTAATACTCGTCATTATTTCTTCTTTGATGGCGTTGATGTAAACGATCACGTATTCCCAGGTACATCAAGTAATAGTGCAAGAGCAGTTAATCGCTATGGTGCAAAAGGTGATCCTGTTGTATCCGACGCAAGTGGTGTTATCAGAGCGGTGTTTAGTATTCCTTCTGAAACATTCTATTGCGGTGATAGAAACCTTGAAGTTGTTGACGTTGATACCTATTCGGAAATCGGATCTGGTGCAACATCTATCGGAACACTATCGTACCACGCATGGAATATTAATGTCGAGAAAACAACACTGACACAATCAACTCGCGTTCCTGCAACCGTTGGTACCGCTTCAATGACTGAACGTAACTTGGCAAGACGCCCAAGGCCACAGCCTCAGCCGAGCGATGACGATGATCCAAGACCAACACCTCCAGGTATCCGTGGTGTTGATTGGGATCCATTAGCACAAACATTCTTTATTAAAGGTGGTATGGGCCGCGGTTCTGGTACAATTTTCGCATCTAAAATTGATTTGTATTTCAAAAAGAAATCAACAACTCAAGGTGTTACCGTAATGCTTCGTGAAGTTGTAAACGGTTATCCTTCTACATCAATTATTCCTTTCTCAAAAATACACCTAAATCCCGAGGATGTAAATATTTCCGACGACTCAAGTGTAGCAACAACAATTGATTTTACCGCACCTGTAAGACTTGATGTTGAAAAAGAATATTCAGTTGTTATCATGCCTGACGGTTGTGATCCAAACTACTTGTTGTTTACATCAAAAGTTGGTGGAACCGATTTAACACCTGGTGCCACAAACGGCCAAGCAATTGTTCAAGACTGGGGTGATGGTGTTCTATTCACTTCTACAAACAATAAAGCATGGCAATCATATCAAGATGAAGATTTAAAATTCACACTATATCGTCATAACTTTAGTGCGGCAACAGGTTCTATTACATTAACACAAGATGCAAATGAATTCTTTACCTTAACAACATGGAATGGCGAATTTAAACAAGGTGAAAGAGTTTACCGTGAAATGACTATCAGCGGTTCAACAGGAACGCAAATTAATATTCCTGTTGGAAGTAATATCTTGACTGGTACTACATTAACTGATACTTATAATAATGGTGACTTTATACTTGTTACAGATACAGGTGGTGGCAACATTGATATTTTTGAAGTTGTAAGTGTAGATTCTGATACTCAAATCACGCTGAATAAACCTTCAACAATCATTCGGACAAACCACTTTCATAAACCAGTTGTAACCGGTGTTGTTTCATACTATAACCCATTTGAGCCAAACTTGTTATATTTAAGATCTTCAAATGCTTCAGGTGTAAGGATCTTTGGAACAGGTGCAACAATCTTAGGATTGGACTCAGGTACAGAAGCAACAATTTCAACTGTTGATAACGTGACTGTCAGTTATATTCAACCGATGATTTATCGCAGTAATGATACTGAAACCACAACATCAATCTCAGGAAGTTTTGTTGATGCAACAAATACTTTGAACAACTATACGTTGCCAATGCGGTTCGGTGCATCAAATCACTTTACAAATAAAGGTAATATCATTTACAGTAAGTCAAATGATACCGCAAATTCTCGTCCGTTTGATATGACTATCAGCATGACTAATAACAACAATACCACATCGTCACCGTTTATTGACCTTGATGGATCATCGGTTATTGCTTATCAGTATAAGATTACAAATACTGAAGATACTTCTAAATATGTATCAAAAACAATTGAACTTAAAGAAGATCTTGATGCCGAAGATATGGAAGTGTTTGTAACTGGATATCGACCCGCAGGATCAGACATTAAACTTTATATTAAACCACAAAACCAATATGATCCTGCATCATTTGAAAATGCTGATTGGATTGAGATGGAATTGTTTGAAGGTGTTGGTTCTTTCTCATCATCGGCAAATCTGAATGATTTCCGTGAGTTTAAATACCGAGTACCTGCAACAGCGAAAAACGGTTCAGGTGTTCTTGAATATACAAATACCGCAGGAACATTTACAGGTTATAGAAAGTTTGCTATCAAAATTGAATTGAGATCACCAAACCAATATTCTGTTCCATTCGTAAAAGATTATAGAGGGATTGCTTTGACATAATGTATACTCGCGATAAAAATAGTAATGCCGTTCTAAATAATGACGCCGCTGCTCTTAATAAATATAAACAGGAAAGAGCATTACACCGCAATGTTACTGCGTTAGCTGAAGAGATCTCTGATATAAAAATTTGTATCACACGTATCTGCGAACGATTAGATTTAATAGAGAAGAATTAAAATGGCCAAGTCGAATATTCAAAATATTACAACTGCACAATCATTTCAAAACTGGTTTGATAAAACAAATGAAATGGTTGATCTTTTTAGAACTTCAGCGGTTACCGCGTCCGTTGCCGGGGATATTACAACCGGGGATGTCAATCTAGTCGGTGATTTGACAGTTACAAATCTTCTTGCTGATACACAAATTAAAACAGACTCAATTGTTTCCTATACGGGTGGTGCCACCGTCGTGTTGGGTTCACCGCTTCAGGTTACAAGTTCTGCGTCAGAAATTGCCGCAACATTTCAATATGGCGCAAGTGGTGCATTAACACGATATACAAACGGTACATCCTCATGGGATATTGGTATTGAAGATAATACAAATCTTAACTTCATTATTAATACAGGTGTCGGCGCAACTCGTTTTGAATTGTCAGCAGCAGGTACATTAAAAGTTCCAAACCTTGAAACAATTGAATCAATTGTAGCAACTGAAGATGTTTCAATTGGCCGTGACCTCACGGTTACAGGTAATACGACATTCGGTGGAACACTGACAGCGGATGATTTAACTTTATCGGGTGACTTAACTTGTGTTGATGTATATGCCCAGGATGTATTTGCAACAGGCGAAGTTACAACAGCTTATTCTGCATCAGATAGAAAACTAAAAGAAAATATAAACGTAATTGATAACGCTCTCGATAAAGTATCACAAGTTAACGGATATACGTTTAACTATATTGGCAAAGAAGAAATTGCCACGGGTGTTATAGCACAAGAAATTGAAAAAGTACTTCCCGGAGTAGTATACGAAACACACTCTGAAGAAAATGGAAATTTCAAAGCAGTACGTTATGGAAACATTGTTGGCCTTCTTATTGAAGCAATTAAAGAGCTCAAAGATGAAGTGGATAATTTGAAAAATGGCTCTACAGACTAGCGGCCCAATATCATTAGACGATATTAAAGTTGAATTTGAAGGAACCACTTGGTCAATTAACGATTATTATAGGGGTGGCGGACTTGTTCCTGATTTCACCGTTAATAATAATGTGCCAACAAGCGGAGCAATTTCTTTAGGCGATTTTTACGGTGCTATTAACGGTATCGAAGTTACAATCACAATTGCCGGCGCAGGCGGGGCTGGCGGTGGCGGCCGGTATGAGCCAAATACTGCAGCAATTTCTAACAACGGCGGGGCAGGTGGCGGTTCAAGTTATGGCGGCGATCAAGGCATTGTTAGTGTAGCAGTAAACGGCGGCTCTGGCGGTAATAGTGCAGGTTCAACAAACTTTGTCGGAAATGCTGGCGGCGACACAAGCTTTGGTAATGGTGGAGGAGCAGCAAACCAACAAACAAATGGTCAGAATGCAACCGGATTTGGTGCAGGTGGCGGTGGCGGTGGCGGTGATGCAGACTCAGGTAAAAATGATTCTGAAGGTAAAGGTGGTAATGGCGGAGCTGCTGGGCAGGTGTATAATATAACGACCGTAGGCGGCATCGGTGAAACAGTAACATATAGCCTTGGCGCTGCATCCTCCACAAGAGGGCAAGCAAATACACTTGGCGGTTATGGTAAAAGTGGTGTTATTCAATTTCAATATAATGGTTTAACTCTTATCTATTCATTAACAGGAACACACGTTATTGGTTCGGTTACAACCTCGTCTAACTTGATGCAAGAATGTGATGCTCAATACTATAATGCTACTTCTGGTACTTGGCCGGATATTTCAGGTAAAGGCAGAGACTTACAGGCGGATGAATTTCCTGGTCCTTATAATAATAACGCATCATTAGGTTGGCACGATTCAAGTAGCACTGCTCCGAACTTCTTTATGTATCAAAACCTATTTACTGGTCCGGCATCAGATAGCTTTACGATCACCAATACATCAGGTTATACAATTGAATTGGTATGTAGAACTGAGATTTATACACAAAATGCCGCGTTTAAATTCCACGGTGGTGTCTATCTTTCTAGAGGAATATTCTCTCACCCAACATGGACAAACGGGAATTGGTATTTTGACCAAGGTGGTTGTTGCGCAGCAAGCCAAAGACTTAATGTTGCAAACAACCAAACCTCATATCAACATATTGTATTGCGTTCTACTCCATCACGTAGACATATTATTAGAAACGGTACCATTATCGCAACAAATACAACAGGCGCTGCAAATATTTCATTGAACTCAACTCCAATGAACGTAGGCGGGTCAAGTAATGAATATGGTGGAATTAACAGTTCTTGGTATGCGCGCTTAGGATATTGGGCAGTACATAATACAGGATTAACTGATACACAAATTACCGAGCGGTGGAACAACATCCGCGGAAGATGGGGATTATAATATGATATTAAGACAATTGATTACTGATGTCTGCAAGGACACTACAACCGTTGTAGGTGATAACATTATAGAAGACGTGTATCTTATGACTATGCGTAAACGTAATACTGAAGACGATAACGCAACAAAAGAATTTGCACTTATTTTTACAGAAGAAAACAGATCTGAAAGAGCGTTACAATATCTTCAAGATAATAACGTAAATGTAAATGACGAATTAAGAAACTTTATTACTAGTCTTGGTGTTGCTCATGGTGGTAAACTTGCAATCGGTTCAGCATCATTTATTGATAGACAAACTATTAACTTTGGTGCTACATTTAGATCAGACGGTGATGTACCTTTTAAAGATAGGTTTCCATACTCTGAATATGCTAATATCAATGATATCTGTATTCGCGGTGGCTTTAAATTCATATATAATCTAAATACAGAAAAATTTGAAACCTTTAAAATATATTTTCAAGCGCCAGGAACAGCAGATAGCAATGGAAAGACTTTTAATGTCGAAGATGATGAAAGTCTTACATTAGTTGATACACAAATTTGCACTCACACAAACGTGGATGAGGATACTGATCTTGATAGCATCAGTGAATTTTATTCAAGGTTCACAACAGAATTAAATTATGCGCACGAATTGAACGAAATTAGAAACGGAAGAGAACATTACCTAAACTTTAAATTGACTGAGCGTGATAACAGAGAACAAGGTGGAATAGGTTTCTTGCTATTTAGCAGACCACTGCCAAACCAATCTTTATTTCCTGATTTATAATAATATCCTTTTACAATAAATAGTCGGTAAGATACCTTTATAAATAAAATAAAAAGAAGCAGGATAGCCGTATGTCAAAGATTACAGAACTAGGTCCTATAACCGGTGCAAATACACGCACCGAAGACCTCTTTGTTATAGTTAACCTTATCCAAGGTGATGACGGTACAAAGAACCTAACTAGAGCTGAATTAGTTCAAGCTATACAATATGAAATCTTTGATAGAATTACAATCACTGGAGGTACAATCTCCGGTGTAACAATGTCCGACTCAGTTATTAATACTACACAAATTAATGACTCGACAATAAACCGCGGAACAATGCAACAGACCGTGATATCTAATGTCACCATTCTGACTGCAACCGCAAACAATATCTCGATGGATGCCTCAACTATCCTGAACTCTGATTTCAGTGATGGCACAGGTAACAACGATGTATTTACTTATTCAACAATTGACAATTCAAAATTCAATGACGGCCAAGGTAACAATATGGTCTTTACGAATTCTCGTATTGACAATTCCGAATATAATAATGTTACTATTGACCAAGGTACTGCAAATGGCCTGATCCTTACAAACATTAGTATCGACGAACTTATTCTTGAAGATGCTACGATTTCTAACTCATCAATCGTTACAACTGATTTTTCTGAAGGTACTATCTCTAACAGTTCTATCTTCAATGTTGATCTTGATGATGTTGATATTACAAACTCAAGATTTTCAAACGGCCAAATTTGGGATACAGCAATTGCTAACTCAACAATCCTAAACACTGATTTCAGTGATGGCACTGGTAATAATAACGTATTTACTAGTACTATTCTACAAGGTCGGATTATAGATTCAACTGCCAACAATGTTACGATGACTTCATCCTCCATAACAGGCGGGTTCATTAATTCAGTAGATATTACTGACTCTGATTTCAGTGACGGAACAGGATCCAATAATGTATTTACCGATACAACAATTCAAGATGGTACTCTTGATAATAACGTAATTACTAATTCATCGTTCCAAGGTATTATGGATAATGTGACAGCGTCAAATATGACCATCACAAGTTCCGAAACAAAAGGAATGGCAATCTCTGATAAATCATCATTTATTGATGGTTCTATTCAGGACTCAGAAGTTTCAAACACAACAATTGATAGCTCAACACTTGTTGACTTTGACATGGAACTACACAAAGTGTGGCAACCAAACATGGATGAAGATAACTACTTCGCCATTAAAAATGTTAAAACAAATGAAACACAACAGATCAGCTATCGCCAATTCTTTGAGGAAATTTCTAAGTCAACAGAAAAAGCACTTAAGGTACACGTTGCCGTTGATGGTGATGATAGAAACCCAGGTACAATTCTTAAACCTGTTCAAACACTAAAACGCGGTGCGGAACTTGCAGTTGAAAAAGCAGGTGGTGTTTATAACAGAAACGCATTAAACGAAGCAGTTCATATTTCAGTAGGTCCAGGTACTTATTATGTAGATGACCCAATTGAATTGCCTGACGATTGTTCTATGACTTCAACAGCTGGTCAGTACGCAACAGTTATTCAAAAGAAACCAGGATTTGAAAGAACTAACGGTGTTCTTGTTGGATCAGGTTGTTATGTTCAAGGTTTTGCATATATGAACTTTGAAGTTGATAACTTTGATTATCCTGAAGGCGGATTTGCGGTTGCATATCGCCCAGGTGCAAAACTAAGACGTTCACCATATATTCGAGATAGTTCTCAGTTGTCAAACTTTAACCGTTTGGATGTCGAACCACCTCTTAACCCATTCAACTCAAAAGGTACAATTGCCGACCTTGGTCAAGAATTCTTTATGGAACCAGGTCACTCAATTGAATCATTATTTGCCGAAGGTGATTATATTAGTTTCTCATCAGGTGCATCAGGTTACGTATCCTGGACAACAAGTGTTACGTCTGACTCAGCAATTTATGTAAGAAACCTTGTTGGTAATGTTGAACCAGGTGATATGCTGTATTCTGAAAGTGGTGGTACAGGTCAAGTTGCATCAGTTGGTATTGATGACTTCCCGAACAGACTTGTTGGTCGCGGTGGTGGGTGTATGCTCGCGGACCGTCGTGTACTCGATCCTGACTCATTGTTTACATATGTTCTTTGTTTTGGTTTCACACCTCGTACTCAAAACGGTATGGGTTATGTGGCACGAGACGGTGCAGGTGTTAACGGTATTGGTTCATTGTCAATCTTCGTTCGTACAGCATTCTATGCACTAAACGGCGGTCAAATGACCTTGAACAACTCAGGTACTCAGTTTGGTGACATTTCAATGAGAGCTAAAGGCTCAACTGAAGTGTTTACACCATCATCAACCGATGAAGCAATTCTGTTCTCTAACACTGTATTTGCCGATACCCTTATGGATAACAAGCAAGACATTATTGAAGATATGGTTGGTTATTTGACAACACCAGTATCACAAGGTGGTTTGGGTTATCAAGGTTATGATGCTGAAAAATGTAAACGAGACACAGGAATTATCATTGATAGTGTTGGGTATGACGTTGCACTCAATACAAACTATTGGGGTCGACTAAACGGTATTGCTTATTCAAGCCCAATTTCATATGTTGTTAAAAACGAGCAGTTGACTGAAACTCTCGGTGCCAACGAACATTTGAAATCAGAAATTAACAGATTGTTTAGCAATTCAGAAGCAGCAGTTAATACTCGTGCCAACGTTTCTCTTGATGAGACATTAAATATTCTTGAGAATGGCGAGTCATATGCATCTGACCTATTCTTTACAGATACAGGTAATGTTGCAAGAACAGCTGCTCGTGAAATCATCCAAGACAACCGTGAACTTATTATTGATGGAATGGTTGAATGGATTGATAACAATGACGAATTCTTCTCATACGATAGTGCTAAATGTCGCCGTGATATTCAAGAATATATTCTACCTGCTGTTAAGTGGGACTCAATGCTTGATACAAACTACAACTCAGTAGTTGCAGGACAGGCATATTATTCTAAACAAGGTCAAACAGTTGTTGAAAATCAACGTGAAGAAACTGTTGGATCATTTGAAAGATTACGCAAAATTACCGATGATCTTGTCGAAGCAAACTCTGCAATCATGGCAGAAAGATCATACGATAGAATGAGCACAATTATTGATATTCTTGATAACACAAGAACTCAAAAATTCAACCCAACAAAAGCAACATACGAACCTGATACAGGAAGAATGGTTATCACAATCGGTGCCCATACTTTGCAAAAAGGTCAGTTCGTAACAATTGCTGATGAAGCATTTACATTCACTTGTGATAGTGATGGCAACAAGTTAGAAATCTCTCACCCACGTAAGAGTGATACATTTAACTACCGCCGTGCTATACCAATTGATGAAGTTTCGGCAAAGACTATTACAATCAATGCAGGCACAACAGGTGCTAACTTTGCTCATACATTCGTATCGGCAAAACCATCATCTGTATCCGTATTAGGTGAAGCATTAACATTCTCTGATGATGTTGGTATCCCTGCTGATAAACGTAATGCTCGTAAGCAATTGCAAGCAAACAAAGAATTCATCCAGGATTACATGGAAGGATGGGCAGAAAATCAATGGTATTTCTATGACAGCAAAAAGTGTGAAAGAGATACTAAAGAATATATCATGCCTGCCGTTCAAAGAGATTTGTTGTTAGGTACAAACTTTAACGCATATCAAACAGGTATTGCTTACCGTTCCAAATCAGGTGAAGTAAGTGTTACAAAACAACTTGAGCAAACTGTTGCTTCAATCAACCATATGAAATCTGAAACTGCAAACACAGTAACAGGTAATACACTTGCAGTTGATAGAGTTAACACATCGTTTGACCAAATGGTTGCATTGTTGAATAACAACGGTAAAAAATATACACCAACCAACGCAGCATATAATCCTGTAACCGGTGTAGTTGAAATTACAATCGGTGCTCACGATTTTGCCGTAGGTGATAAGATCCGTATTGAAAAGAACAGCATGGTATTTACCTGTGCTCTTGATGGAAACACTTCACAGCATGCGTATCCATCAACAACATTTGAAACATGGACACCATCAACCGCAACATACGTTCCATCAACTGGTGAGTTCACGGTTACAATTTCTGCTAACCAATTAAAAGCAGGTGATACCGTAACATTTAAACCAGGTGCTATCACATTCACTTGTGAGCTTGATGATAACGTAACTGAGCATGCCGCACCTGAGTCACATCACCCATTCTTTAATAAGCCTGTAACAATTGATGAAGTTAACGGTTTTGTTTTGAAAATGAATGTTGGTGCAGTTACAGATGGCGGTGGAGTACATACATTCGTATCAGCATTGGCTGATGGTTTGACAACAGAACGTCAGCATCCTGCATACGAAAACCCTGTTGAAATCAGTGCAAGAACTGCAACAACTATTACAGTTAATGTTGGTAAATCACAAGATACTTCTGCTCATACATTTGTATCAGCAACAACAAATGCTATTCGTGAAGATGGCATGTGGACAGGAAAATATACACCACAAGATGTAACATACGATCCTGTAAACGGTGAAATGGTTGTAACAATTGGTCAGCATGATTTGCCTGTAGGACAATGGATTTCAATTGCTCCCGAGTCAATCGTATTCAGTTGTGATGTTGGCGGTGTTGTAGGAACAGATCCTGCACCATTACCAGGTCACCCAGCATATAATCAACCTGTAAGAATTACAGAAACAACTTCAACAACATTTACTGTTAATGTTGGTAATGCTAACGGGCATGCTAATACGCACACATTCGTATCGGCAACAAAAGATTGTATTGATGGGCACGCATTGTACTTTACTGACCCAGCAAAATTTGTTAAAGCTTACACACCAACCGACGCAACATATAATCCTAACACAGGTGACATGGTTGTAACAATCCCGGGACACGATATTGAAGTAGGCGATAATGTTCAAACAAAACCGTTGAGTTTCGCATTTAGTTGTGGATTTAATGGCGGTGGAACAGACTATCACCCACGTATCGGTGAGCCGATGTACGAACACCCACAAGAAGTAACCGCCGCGGATGCAAATACAATTACATTCAATGCAGGCTCAGCGGGTGGTTATACAGGTACTCATACATTCGTATCTGCTGAAGAAGGTTCAATTATTAAAGTAAGCTCATCTGAAAAAGGTAAGTATGCCGCAAGACAATTGCAGAAAAACAAAACCTTTATTCAAGAAGAAATTACTGCATGGTTGAATGATAATTACTTCATCTATGATAAAGAAAAATGTATGCGTGACACAGGATATATCCTTAACGCTGTAATGCGTGACGTTTTGACAGGTTCAAACAATAACGCAGTTTACACAGGTATGGGTTATCGCATCGGTACTGTAGGTGCTAACAATGTTGTTAATAACCAATTAACAGAAACTGTTGGTGCTATCACATGGCTCAAAGGTAAAATTAACACTGACGTATTAACTGATGCAACAGCAATTGCTCGCTCTGACGCAGCATTTGATGAAATCATTGATATTATGTCAAACGGTAATGCCGCAGCTGATGCAATCGACTTTGGTATTCAATCAATATCAGAAGATGCATTTGCAGCACGCCATATCCTACAACTTAATAAATCATTCATCCAAAAAGAAGCAATTGCATGGATCACAGCAAACCATCCTGGATTTGTTTATGATGCTGCTGCTTGTGAGCGTGACCTTGGTATCTTTGTTGATACTGTTTCTTGGGATGTTCAACACGGTTCAACTGCATCAACTGTAAATAATTCAAGACTGTATTTTGAAAATGCATTACCTGTTTTGGCAGATGATGAAATTGTACCAACATCAGAAGTATATGACCACATTGCTAAAATCGCAGGTCAAATTGTTCGTGGTGAAGAAGTTGATAATCTTCAAAGTGTTGTTGCACAAGTTAAAACTGATGAAGATACTTACACGCCAACGACTGCAACTTATGATCCTGTTACTGGTATCATGGTAGCAACAATTGGTACTCATAATTTTGTTATCGGTGATAGAATTACAATTGATCCTGAATCAATCACATTCAGTTGTGGATTTGGCGGTGGTGGAACAGACTCACATCCAAATGCCGCGGATCCTAACTTACGTAAACAATTTATCATTACTGCTGCTGATGCAACTACAATTACTGTAAATGCCGGGTCTGCAAATGGCTACACGGGTGCTCACACATTCGTATCTGCTGATGCTGATTGTATCCGCCGAGCAAATGTTGCCGAGGCATATACCGCAACTGATGTTGCATATGCTCATATGACAGGTGTAATGGAAGTTACTCTTGGTGATAGACATAGATTTAGTGTTGGTGATTATGTTATCTTTGATGAGAACGCAATCACACTATCTTGCCCAACATCACCAACTGATCCTACGCCAATTAATATCTCACATCCACGCCCAACTGATCCAATCTTTAACAAACCAGTTAGAATTGATGCTGTAACTTCAACAACTATTACAATGCAGGTCGGTGACGCTAAGGTTGATAAGGTACATACTTTCGTATCAGCAACAGCAAACGGTATTAGAAGATCACTTGCACCGACGGTATCAAGTTCAGTAGTTAATTTGTTTGACGGTGTAGGCCAAACAATCAGAAATAACGATGGCACTGTTCCTACAGTTATTGAGCCAAAACCAACATCGGCATACGGCACAACAATCATATCAGAAGCAAGATTAATTGGTGGATCAAAACCAAAATATCAAACAGAAATCATTGATTTGATTGCTGTGACATACGCAGGTCTTGCATACAACGAAGCTAAATGTTACCGTGATATTGGTTACATTGTTGACGCAATCACCGAAGATTTGGAATACGGCGGAGATGCCGCGACAGTACATTCTGCAAATTATTACTTCCTTGGCGCAGTTAATACATTACCACCTGAGCAAAGAGGACCGACAAGATTAGCATATCAACACCTTGCTGATGTTATTGATGAAGTTTCTCGTGCTATCACTGTAACAGCGACAACAGGTAATGTAAGAGTACAAGATACGACATCTATCCCAGCGGCGGATGTTGCAACTGGTTCTCGTGCCCACGATCTTGTTGAAATTATCGCACAAACAGTTGATGATTTCTCACCTATCAAAATACCTGCGGTTACATCAAAACCATTGATGGAACCATCAAGAACATACGCAAGACAATCACTTGCCATGAACCGTGAGTTTATTCAAAATGAAATCGTTAACTATATTGATGACGAATTCTATACATTTGATGAAAACAAATGTGCTCGTGATGCAGGATTTATCCTTGACGCAGTTAGAAGAGATGTTCAAACAGGTTCAAACTATAATGGTAAGTACGTAGGCAAATCGTACCGCATTGGTACTGTAGGAGCTGATAAGGTTATTGAAGACCAACTTGCCGAAACAATTGAAGGAATTCAATATATACAAAAAGACATTGAGTCAAGATTGACCGGTGTGGCATTAACAAGAGCTCAGAATTCCTTCAGTAATATTATTACCGCAATGGTAAACGATTACACACCTGACGGTACAAACTATGATTACGGTACAGGAAACCGTGGGTCAAATAATATAAACGCAAGACAAGCATTACAATTGAACCGCGCATTCTTGCAGGCTGAAGCAACAGCATGGGTTGCAGCTAATTACCCATCATTGTCATACGATACTGCTAAATGTGAAAGAGATACTGGCATCATGGCTGATGCGGCATCATATGACATTCAGCACGTAACTAACACCGCTATGCTTGATGTTGCTAAATTGTACTTTGAAAACGGACTATCAACATTGTCCGCAGATCAACGTGCACCTACTGCCGCATTATATACACACCTCGGTGATGTTTCTCGTGACTTAATCCTTAAGATTGATGTTACACCATCAGCAGGTAACACTGTAATCCAAAATAAAGTATTCGGTCCTGTTGCTGCGGCAATCGGAAATGATATGCAAGATCTTTGGGAAATTATTGCAACTGTAATTGCTGCCGACTCATTGGTTGATATGCCAGATGATATTGAAGTATTCGCAGGAGCAGTTGGTGCTGCATCTTACGATTATGAAACTGAAGCAGCATTGATTGGTTCAAGAAAAGACGCATTACAATCAACAATTACTGATTATCTAAAAACAACATTCAACTACCTCGAGTATGACCGTGACCGTTGTTTCCGTGATACAGGTTATATCATTGATGCGATTTGCCACGATATTCAATATGGTGGTAATTCAGCAATGGTAAATGCCGCAGGATTGTATTTCAAAAATGCAGTTAACCTATTACCAACAGATCAACGTGATGCAACAAGAATGGCATTTACTCGACTCGGTGAAATTGTTGAGCACGTAACCAGAAATGAATTGGTACCTGTTGAATTTGGTGCAAAATATACACCAACAACTGCAGTATACGATAATGTAACTGGTGAAATTGTAATCACAATTGGTCAGCATGAGTTAACAACTAATGACCATGTTATGCTAACTGAAGATGGTATGACATTTACTTGTGACATGGATGGAAACACAACAAACCACGCAGCGCCACAACCGCACCATCCTGCATACCTCCGTGCAATTCCTGTACTTGCAACATCATCAACAACTATTACTGTTAATGTTGGTCCTGCTGCAGGCGGTGCTCATACATTCGTATCAGCATTACCAAATGCGGTTTCACAAGTAACAGGAAACCTTATCAAACAAGATACATCTCATCTTGCAGCAAGAAGAACAATTGCAACTGAAGCTAAAAACTTGGCATGGATTGTTGCAAATATTGCAGATGATAATGATGAAAAAGGTATTCCATTAGAGGTTCCACCATTTACAAATTGGATCCAATCTGATCTTATCACAGCAAAAGAAGCAATTGAAGATTCAATTCCTGCTCTTGCAACATCGGTTATTAATTATATCACAAACAATTGGAATGGTATCAGTTATCCGAAACAGAAATGTCGCCGTGACATTGGTATCCTTGTAGATGCTATATCGCATGACGTTAACTACACAACCAACTTTGCATCGGTACAATCTGCACAGTTCTACTTTAGAAACGCAACAAGCGTACTGCCATATGACCAACGTCAGCAAACCGCAGATCTATATACTGTAATGGCAGATTTGGTATCAGCAGTTGTTCAGGAGCAAACACCAAAAAATTACGGTTACACTCCAACAAATGTAGTTTATGATCCACTTACTGGTATGATGACAGCAACAATCGGTTCTCATAACATTGAAGCAGGTGACTTTGTAACATTTGATAACTTGGGCATTACATTCTCTTGCCCAACATCAGATGTTGATCCTACACCGATTGAGATTTCTCACCCACGTGTTGGCGGTGATGAATGGGCAGATGGTAAACCATGCAGAGTTGAATTTGTTGACGGTACCACAATTACAATGAATGCCGGACCGGCAGGTGTTGATAAAGCTCATACATTTGTATCAGCAACAGAAGGTGCAATCAGAAAAGCAATTGTTACAAGACAAGCACAAGATATATCAGGTGCACCAGCAACTGCGGTTGAAGGTGAATATGTTGCCGATATGATCCGTATTATTGAAGATGCAATCCGCCGTGATAGCATTGATGGTATTCCTGAAATTATTGAACCTGATACTTCATGGATTGATAACAGCCTTGTTTGGGCGGGTAAAGAAATTGATGATAATTTGGATATCCTCGCAGACGATGTAACAAATTGGATAAATACTACTTATAATGTATTGGATTATAACAAAGTTAAGTGTCGCCGAGATGCAGGATATCTTGTTGACGCATTTGCATATGACCTGAACTACGGCGGAACATCTGCTTCTAAATGGAATGCGGCATTCTACTTCTGGAACAACGTATATCGTATCCCAGAAGATCAACGTGTGCCAACTGCAAAAGCATACCGTAAATTAGGTGAGATTGCTCGTGACGCACTTCTTGAGACACTACCAGGTGTTTCTATTAAAGGTGAGTCAACAACAGCAGTTGAAGCACAACACGTTTATGACCTTGCCGATATCTATTATCGCTCGTTCCTGAACAAAGATGAAAAAGACTTTGGACCAACAATCCTACCTGACTTTGACTGGGAAGATAATAAAGTGTTTAAATTTGCTCGAGAAATCCTTATTGCCAACAGAAAGAAATTGTCTGTTGAGACTGTAAGATTTGTTGGACAGAATTATAAATTCTTTGATATTAACTTGACTCGCCGTGACGCAACTAACTTGTTGCAATCATTGGCAAATGACTTTAAATTCCAAAATATCGTTACAGGTCAAGATGGAAGTCAAACATCCACGAGAACATATGCAGCAGCATTCTTCGATTACAATGGTAAGCACGTGTTCCCAGTATTCAATCCAACAACACCAGGATTAAGTTTCCAAGGTACACTGAACGGATTGGGCGCATTGGGTAATGTCACTGGACAAAAACCAAATCACGCATATATAGTATCAACGGATTATGCCGGAAATAGGTATGACGGTACTATTTACTATTGGGACGGAACAGCATGGCAAACAGATGGAGCTAATAACGTGGATCTACTTGTATCATTCTATCAGGCATGGGAAAGAATGAAAACATTTATTAAAACGAATTACACACCAGATATAGACCACGATGCAATGATTGATGGTTTGTTTGACGATGTTCTTCGTGCGTCTGTCCTAAGACCGAGTGTATTGACCTTTGGTTCACTTGTTGAATCAATTGCTCACCAGTTTAACGGTGCTTCGGCAGGTGTTAACAGAAATGCGCTCCCAATTAACTTTAGAAACCTCGGCTTGCCGATCTCTGCTATTGCATCTGTACTTTCAGAAGATGGCGGTAGGGTTCGTTGGTCAGGTGCAGACGAACTTAACAACCAATACTTTGCAAGAGGATTGAGAATTAACGGTAGAACAGGTCGAATTGAAGGCCGTCCGTTTACATCATCGGTTCGTAAACTTGCAAGACGAGCATCTAACAGCCGCGCTGTAGTATAAAGGAAATAAAAAATGTCATTTGAATCATACGTCGACTCAAACACTGGTATCACAATTGTTGTGACTACTCAGGCGCCTGACGCTTTGCCCGTCGGCAAAAATTTAGAACTATCCACGAACTGGCAAGAAGTTATCACGGTACCTCAATTTAAAGTACCTGAACTTGTATTTGGTGGTTCAACAACAATTGAGCCAGGTGTTGGCGAAGTTATCTCACCGTTGATTGTTGCAAACAAGACAACAAATACCGCGACGGTTGATGTAAAAATTTATCGTTACTCTGAAAACTTAGAATTTTACCTAGTACGGGAAATGCCTGTACCTGGATATGATACAATACCAATCCCACTTAACGGACAATTCTTTGCCTCGGGTGATACGTTAGAAGTTAAATCAAGTGCTAATACAACATTAGATGCAACCCTATCATTCACATTAGGCCAAGCGGAGGAATACGATGTCGACTAGGTTCAAGTCAATGCGAGCTAGGACCGTTACCCTCGGTCATGGTATTCCACAAGCATTTCCGATAGGGTTAGATCCAGCACCGTTTGAAGGATCTATTGTATATGCCGACAACGGCACAATGAAGTATTCAAATGGTACTGTATGGCAAGATATGGGTACAGGACCACAAGGTACTCAAGGATTTACTGGTATTCAAGGTGACCAAGGTTTACAAGGTGATTACGGTCCGGGGTTTACAATCTTAGGATCGGTTGCTGATGTAGATGCAGGCGGCGATCCACAAGCAACACTTACTGCAGCATTCCCAACACCAAATATCGGCGAAGGTGTAATTGATGAAGCAGATGATGAACTTTGGATTTGGGATGGAACGAATTGGGTTAACATTGGATCATTCCGTGGTGTTCAAGGTTTCCAAGGTGTTCAAGGTGACCAAGGTTTACAAGGCGACCAAGGACAAGAAGGTATTCAAGGCTCACGCGGTTATCGTGGTTTCCAAGGTACACAAGGTTATCAAGGCACACAAGGCGTCCAAGGATTGCAAGGTGTTCAAGGACCACAAGGATTGCAAGGTGACCAAGGCGTTCAAGGTCCGCAAGGGTTACAAGGAGTTCAGGGTCCACAAGGCGTTCAAGGTCCGCAGTCGATCCAAGGTACAACAGGTATCCAAGGTGACTTAGGTTTTCAAGGTACACAAGGTTGGAATGGTACCGACTCAGGAATGGTCATTGACTATACACTCGGTACAGAAGTAACAGATCAAAATCCAACAGGTGGGTCATTTAATACAAACAACACAGTTATTGCAAGTGCTACCAAACTATGGTTTAATAGAGACGATACTTATAATGTAGATTTGGTTGACTATTTCCGTGCAATTGATTTATCAACATCGGCAAATAAAGCATATATCAAAATAACTAAACGTGACGAACCAGCATATTATCTTATATTCTCAGTACAAGAAATTACTGAAAAAGGTACAGATCCATCTAATTATTTTGAATTGGATGTTACATATATCGGCGGTCCTGCTACTCGAGCAAATTGGCAAACTGCCGATTTTCCAACTCCAGGTACAACAACATCATATCCATTGGTTGTTGCCCTTGACCAATCAGGTGACCAAGGTGTTCAAGGTTTCCAAGGTACTCAGGGTTTCCAAGGATTTACTGGTATTCAAGGTTTCCAAGGTTTCCAAGGTCCGCAAGGATTACAGGGTACACAAGGTTACCAAGGTGTTCAAGGCTTCCAAGGTTTCCAAGGTGAAATCGGTTATAGTGGTGGTCTGACATTTGAGTGGGATTTTAATCCGTCAACAACTGAAGGTTTCCCGGGATTAAACGGTTGGTTACTTAATAACGCTGATGTTACTCAAGCTGATAAGTTGTATATTGATGACCTCACACATACAGGTCGCCGAGTAGATGGATTGTTTGATTTCCTTCAAACACTTACAAGTTCTCCAAAAGGCTCAATCTTTATTAGAACACCAAAGAATGTAGGAAACGGTAATTACGAATTCCTGATCTATAACTTCACAAATTGGACTTGGGATGCAGGTCCAACTGACTGGGGACACTTTGATATTACCTATGTTGACCGAAGTACTTTGGGCGGAACTGATCTTTCACCAGGTACAAGTTGGAATACAGGTGCGGTAGCATCATTCGGTGATACTGCAATTATTGATTTTATCCCATATGGTGATAAAGGTAATCAGGGTACTCAGGGTTTCCAAGGTACAACAGGTATTCAAGGCGATGAAGGTTTCCAAGGTACACAAGGTTATCAAGGTACACAAGGTGTCCAAGGAGTCCAAGGAACACAAGGTTGGCAAGGTACTCAGGGTTTCCAAGGATTTACTGGTATTCAAGGTGATGAAGGCTCACAAGGTACTCAAGGCTTCCAAGGAGCACAAGGTACTCAGGGTTTCCAGGGAGATCAAGGAACACAAGGTTTCCAAGGTTACCAAGGTGTTCAAGGTATGGAAGGCGGCAGAGAATTTGTTGTAACAAACACAGGTTCTACTTCATATGAAGTTGACGGTGTAACACAGCCTAACCTACATCTGTTGAGAGGATTTACTTATACATTTGATTTGAATGTATCAGGTCACCCATTTAAAATTAGAACAAGTGCAGGTGGTTCAGATTACACTAACGGCATAACAATTGTCGGTAATGATGAAACTGGTAGATTGATATTCAGGGTGCCGTTTAATGCTCCCGCTACTTTAGTTTATCAATGTTCTATTCACTCAGGAATGGTTGGGAATATCTTTACATCTGAAGTTGGTCCGCAAGGTACTCAAGGATTGCAAGGTATTCAAGGCACGCAGGGTATTCAAGGATTACAAGGAGTTCAAGGTCCACAAGGTACTCAAGGCTGGCAAGGTACACAAGGTTACCAAGGTGTTCAAGGTGATTTAGGTTTCCAAGGTACACAAGGTCCACAATCTATCCAAGGTACAACAGGTATTCAAGGTGACTTAGGTCCTGCCGGTGAATTTGGTGGTATGACTCTTGATTATACATTTAGTACCGCAACGGATACTTCAGATCCAGGTGTTGGTTTACTTAAATTCAATGCGGCAAACATTGCTTCTGCAACTGAAATGCGTATTGACGACCGAGATGACTCGTTTACCGATGTTCAAGCATTCTTAAGAACAACAGATGAACCAACAAGTGCTGTAAAAGGTTTCTTTAGGGTTATTGATGGTACAACAACAAGTAACTATGTTGCATTTAGAATCAATGATGTTATTGAAAGATCAGGCTTTTTTGAATATGACTGTACTTTCTTAACAGGTTCCGTTACATCATTTGGAAATAATTCTGATGTTAGAATTACGTTTGCAAGAACAGGTGATAAAGGTGACACCGGTTTACAAGGTATTCAAGGCCCACAAGGAACTCAAGGTGTACAAGGTGATGAAGGCGGCGTAGGTCTACAAGGTATGCAAGGTCCTCAAGGCCTACAAGGTGATGCTGGTGAAGAAGGCGCTCAAGGTGCTGCAGGTGATGGCAACCAAGGTATTCAAGGCCCACAAGGTCCGCAAGGTACTACAGGCCAAGATGGTGCTACAGGTGGTGACGGTTTCCAAGGTACACAAGGTTTGCAGGGTACACAAGGTTTCCAAGGTGATCTTGGTTTCCAAGGTTTCCAAGGTGCAGGCGGTGTTGGTTCAGCAGGTTCGCAAGGTACACAAGGCACCCAAGGTGTTCAAGGTGACCAAGGTGTTCAAGGTGAGGTAGGTCCCGCAGGATTTGGTGCTCAAGGTATTCAAGGTACACAAGGATTTACTGGTGCTCAAGGTGAAACAGGAACAGGTATTCAGGGTACGCAAGGTCCACAAGGTATCGGTGCTCAAGGTTCATTAGGTAATGATGGAGCGCAAGGTATCCAAGGTACGCAGGGTATTCAAGGATTTGGTATTCAAGGTACACAAGGCTTCCAAGGTGTAGATGGACAAGGTGCTGATGGTACACAAGGTGCTCAAGGTTTCCAAGGTCTTCAAGGTACCTCGGGTGAAGAAGGTCAAGGCGGTCTTCAAGGTACTCAAGGTATTATCGGTGACGATGGTATTCAAGGTCCTGGCGGTGAAGGCAACCAAGGTATTCAAGGTATCCAAGGTGGACCGGGTGTTCAAGGTGAGGGCGGCGGAGGTGGTTCTCAAGGTATCCAAGGTGTTCAAGGCGTTCAGTCCGTACAAGGTCCACAAGGTCTTAGCGGTGGTGGCGGTACTCAGGGCCCCCAAGGTTTACAAGGTCCTCCTGGTGATGACGGTCTTCAAGGTTTCACCGGTGCAGGTACCCAAGGTATTCAAGGTATCCAAGGTATCCAAGGTGGACCCGGTCCACAAGGTAGTCAAGGTGTTGGGCAAGATGGCCTACAAGGTAACCAAGGCCCGCAAGGTCCACAAGGTTTCATTGGTGCAGATGGTATTCAGGGTATGCAAGGTATTCAAGGTGATGCCGATGCCCAAGCAATTGAAACAAACGATCTATATGGAACAGCATTACAAGGTTCACCACTATTCCTTACTATGACACAAGCAGGTGGTGGAGCACAACCATTATATGCAACCCTATCACCTAACCCAGGTGGTGAATCAAACTTCTTCTATACAGGTACTGATGACGAATTAACTGTTGAGAATTTGAATGTTGACGGTAACTTGGTTGTAACAGGTACACTTAACGGTGGATCAGGTGACTTCCTCGAAGCTTCGGTGTCCGATGTAAAAACAGGCGGTGAATTAAGGTTCCAAAATGACCTTCAAATTGCATTTGGTAGCTCAATTGGCGGTGCACTTTTATATGCATCTGCGGATGCCGAGGTTCAATTAAACATGGATGTCGGTATTGATTATACTATAAGAGATAACGGTACATTGAGATTTACGTTTGATATGGGAACTGGTAACTTCACATCAACAGGTGATATTAACGCACAATCTGATGTAAGAACAAAAACTAATATTGAAACTATTACCGATGCGCTTAATAAAGTGTTAAGTATGCGCGGTGTTACATATGAGAGAAAAGCTGAATTAGGTAACGTAAAACTAGGTGTTATTGCTCAAGAGGTTGAAGAAATATTGCCAGAAGTTATTAACACAACTGATGATGGAATGAAAGCCGTTGCTTACGGTAACATTGTCGGATTACTTATCGAAGCAATTAAAGATCTCAAAGAGGAAGTTGATAATTTAAATCAATAATGATATTCCCATAGCACAAGTTAAAGAGGGGGCTTTGTGCTCCCTTTTTTTAAATATGGATGAGAATATTATAAATAAAGTAAATAGCATAAAAAGAGAATTGAGATATGGCATCAAGAGCAAACATATACATTGACCAAGGTTCAGACTTTCGTATTAGTTTTGATCTTTATGATGATGAAAACGCTGAGCTTGGCATAGCGACTTATAATTTTTATTCAAGTATGAAGAAAATGTACTCGACTTTAACAGTCGCGGATTTTGATATTGAAAAAGCTAATAACGATATTACACTTGTCTTAACAGATGATGTTACCCGCACTTTGAAGCCTGGTAAATACCAATACGATGTATTAATGAAAAAGACTACCGGGGAGATGTCTAAAATTGTTGAAGGACTGGCATTTGTCGTCTCAACAATCACGGAGGTTTAACACGTGGCCATTAAAGTAAAAGTCGGTGGTTCGCGTTCAATACGTTCGGTACCGAAGCAAGACACATTAAGACCAATTATTGCCCAAGGTGAAAAGAAACCGGTTATTGTACCTGATTCTGTTGTACTTGGCGTTGATACGATTGGTCCATATACAAGAGAGATTTTTGCAGGCGACGGCATTACGGTTCAAACACTTGGCGGTGATGGCGGCGAGTCCGCTAATGTAACTATTACCCACGTTAATACATCAGACCAAGCAAACACCACAAACTCTCCATTAGGTTTTGTTAAAAATATTTCACTTGACCAATTTGGGCATTTAACTGATTTAACAAACACAGAATTAAATCCTACAAACTTTACAGCAGCTAATAATATAATCAGTTCAAACGATATTACGTTTGGTAATACTGCAATTACATTAGGTGGAACAACTGACCAATTCTTAGGGCTAAACCTTATACAGGTTGGCGACCTAACAATTACAGGTTCTGGGATTTCAGGAACAGGTAATATTACCTTAACGCCACCTGTTGATAACGTCATTGATATGACAAACCATAGAATTGTTAATGTCCGTGATCCTATTGATCCGTATGACGTTGTTACAAATAACTATCTTGGTGATACACTCGAAGCACTTGAATTAAGTCTTTTGATTATCTCAGATCCCGTTAAACCAACTGACGCAACAAATAAAAGATACGTTGATAATGTTGCCCAAGGTATTTCGGTTCGCCCATCATCACTTGCAGCAACAACCGAAGATCTTAGTATTACATTCCCAGGTGCTGTATTTGAAGCTGGTAACTCGTCGATAGATACCACAATCACATTACCTGAAGCCTTTACAATTGAAATTGATGGTGTTTCAAATTGGACTGTAGGATCACAACTTCTTGTTAAAGATCAGGCAAACCCTGTTGAAAACGGTTCTTATGACCTTGTACAGGTTGGTGATCCAACTGCTAATTTGGAATGGATTTTTGCAAGATCAGATTTCAATAATGAAAGTGTTGAAATACCAGGTACTTTTGAGTTTGTAACCGATGGTATTGTAAACAAGAATAAAGGTTTTGTTGCAACTGTTGCTGATGCCGAAACTTTTGAGATTGACGTTCATTCAATTAATTGGGTTCAATTCCAAGGTGTTGGCACATTCACTGCTGGTGAAGGTTTAACATTAACAGGAACTGAGTTTAGTGTAAACGAACAGCAAATTCTTGATACCATTACTACACCTGATAATGTTCTAACAATTGTTGGGAATGGTGGTTTGGTATTACCTGTTGGAACACAGGCAGAAAGAACACAGCCTGCTGCAGGTATGGTACGTTTCAACACCGATCAGACAAGGTTTGAAGGTTATAATGGTATAGCTTGGGCAGGTCTAGGCGGTACAATTGACACCGACCAAGATACATTTGTTCAGGCGGAAACAACACCAAATGCCGACAACGATGAATTAAAATTCTTTGTTGGTGGAACACAGCAACTTATTATTAATACGAATGGTAGTATTGAAGCAAATAGCTCTATTACCATTAACGATAATATTCAATTAGGTCATAGTGAAGTTGCAGAGTTTAATCTGACTGGTGCAATTCAATTCCCGAAAGGTACAACACTCGAAAGACCTTCACCTCAAACTGGGATGATCCGTTATAATACAGATGACCAAAGGTTTGAAGGATTTGATAATACAGGTTCATGGAGTTCAATTGCAGGTTCAGTTATTGACCTTGACCGAGATACAAAAATTGTTGCCGAATCATCAAGCGGTGCCGATAATGACCAAATACAATTCTTTACAGCAGGTACCGAAAGATTACAACTATCTGAAGTTGGTTTGTTTAAATTTGGTGATGGATTAAATAAGTTTACAATTGATTACTTAACAGGTGATACGCAAATCAGCGGTGACCTTGGTGTAACGGGTAATGTAACTATTGGTGGTAATATTCAAATCGGTGATGCCGATACAGACGCAATTACAGTTAGTGCTGATTTTGAAAGTAACCTGATCCCTGATGTAACTGATACTTATACATTGGGATCTGCAACTAAAGATTGGTTAGCGGCATATGTTGCTGAAATAAGAAATGCTGCTGACTTTATTAAACTTACCGCCGATGTTGTAAAAGTTAATTCTACAGGTGGTTTCATAATTCCAGTTGGGAATGTGTCGGAAAGACCTACAGCCGAACAAGGTATGATCCGTTATAACACACAGGATGCTAGATTTGAAGCATACAATGGCACAGCATGGACAGGCCTTGGTGGTGTTATTGATGTTGACCAAAATACCTTTATACGTGCCGAGTCTTCACCAGGTGCTGATAATAACCAATTAGATTTCTTTGCAAATAATCAGATTGCCATGCAAATTGATTCTGATGGATCATTTAAATTTGGTAGTGGATTATCAAAAGTTATAATTGATTATAACACAGGATTATTTTCTGTCAATGGAAAAATGGTGGTTGATGATGTTATTTTAGATGAAAATAGTATTATATCCGCAAACGGTGATCTTGTACTTGGCGCAAATACAGCTTCAGATCAAATTGATGTAAGCGGCCATGTTATTACAAACGTTGGTACACCTGTAGCAAATACTGATGCTGTGCCATTAGGTTATCTTGCCAGTGCATTTACTTCACAGTTAACAGTTATTGATGAAGCAAACACGTTTAATTCAGTTAACCTCATTCAAAACCCAACACTTACACTTGGTAATGGTCTTATTGCCTTTGATGAAGATGCTGGTAATAATGCAATTAGTATTGGTATTCAGGATACAGGTGTTACACCAGGTTCATATGGTAACGATGGTTTTACCGCTCGTGTTGTTCTTAACGAACAAGGTCAGGTTACATTTGCTACAGAAATTCCTGTTGAGCTTCAAGCGAACGCTATTCCTGACTTTACAGAAACGGTACACGATCTTATCGGTGAAATGTTTAGAAACAATACCGAAGACGGAGTTTCTATTACATACGATGACCCAACCGATAAATTAAATGTTGAAGTTACCGCTAATTATGTCGGTTCTGTTACAGCAGGATTCGGTATCACAACAACAGGCACACCTGCACCAGGATATGCTCAAAATGTTGCACTTAATGTTGGTACAATTGATGCAAGATATATCAACGTAACTGGTGATACAATGACCGGTAACCTTGATGCACCTCGGTTCCGTGATAGTTCTGATGTTAGGTTCTATGGTGATTTTGCATCTGAATCTCGTTTGAACACAATCCGCGTTGGTTATTTACAAAACGCTGCTCAAATTAAAATGGAAGGTTCTACAGGAACCGCAACACTTTATTCTGATGGTACAAAAATCGGTCAGCTTAATAACGCATTTAACTATGTGTTCTATGGCCGTAAAGATACATCAGATTTCTATGTGGAAAGCGGTGATGTAATTGCCGAAAGATTTGTTGATACTGAATCCACATCATATTTCTTACACCCAGGTGGCACAGATTCAAATTTAAAACAAGTTAATATTGAAACTCAATTAGATGTTGCCAATCTTACATTTAATAATAACTCAATTGACTCATCAACAAATACAATTGATTTTAGTAACAACAGATTACTAAACCTACTTGATCCTACAAATGACCAGGATGCAGCTACAAAGGTTTATGTTGATAGTGTTGCTCAAGGTTTAAGAGTTATTCCGTCGGCGCTTGCTGCAACAACTGCTGATTTAGGTGCAACATATAATAACACTGATGGGACACTCACAAACAACGGTACACTTGCTGCATTTGAATTGGATGGTGTAACAGAGTGGTCAGTTGGTGATAGAGTACTTGTTAAAGATCAGACTGATGAAATTGAAAACGGTTCATACGAAGTAACAACTGTCGGCGATGGTACAACAGCATGGGTACTTACTCGTGGTGAATACTTTAATGAAACATCAGAAATTCCTGGTGCATTTCAATTCGTAACTGATGGTACTCAAAATAAAAATACAGGTTATGTAGCAACAGTTGCCGATGCTGAAGGATTTGTTCTAGGTATTGGTGATGTGATCTGGTATCAGTTCTCTGGTGCTGGCACATATTCAGGTGGTGAAGGTTTAACATTAACAGGAACAGATTTCTCAGTTAATGTTGATGACACCGGAATTGAGATTGTTGCTGATACGTTACAATTAAAAGATGGCGGTGTTACTAATGCTAAAATGGCAAACCCGACATTTACTGTTTCTGATGAAACCGATGCTAATACAGCAATCACTTTAGGTGAAACATTACAGTTCAATGGTGTTGATGGTGTAGATACAACTGTCACTTCGGGAACTGTTTCAATTGCTGTTAATGAGATTGACGGTGGATCATTTTAATTAGACAAACCATATAGATTATCATTTAAGGTATATACCTATTATAACAAAGAGGCATAGATATGTCAACAACAATTAAGCTCCGCAGGAGTAGTATTCCCGGTCGAGTACCGAATACAGCACAATTAGAATTCGGCGAAATCGCTATTAACACCGCGGACGGTAAAGTTTACTTTAAGTCGGGTAATTCAAGTGTTAGCTTTATAGAAGAACTATCACCACACGCCGCAGATTTACTTACACTTATTAAAACCGTTGACGGTGCAACATCAGGTTTAGATGCTGATCTCCTTGATGGTCAAGAAGGTACGTATTATCTTGATTATAATAATTTTACAAACGTACCACCTGCCACCTTTGATTTAACATTATCAGGTAAAGTAACAGGTACTGCCTTTTCAAATACAGGTGTTATGGAACTCATCACCGAGTTGGCAAATACCGGTGTTACCCCTGCACAATATGGTTCATCCTCACAAATACCAGTTATTACAATTGATGAAGACGGAAGAATTACAGCGGCATCTGAAACTTCTGTTGGTGGTGTTGATGACTTAACATGGACCGTTGCAAACAACACTCTAAGGATTGCTACATCCGATGGAACCAACTATGACGCGGTTATAAATGAGTTTACAGGCATTACAGTTAACGGCGACATTGCTGTTACAGGTCTTGTAGACGGCCGTGACATAGCTGCAGACGGTGCAAGATTAGATACATTAGAAACTGATATTACTGTTAACTTAACTGGTGATATTGAAGGTACTGCCACATCTAATACATCAATCCTTGACATTGTAACCGAATTAGCAAACACCGGTGTAACTGCAGGATCTTACGGTTCATCTTCATTGGTGCCTGTAATTACCGTTGACGAAGATGGTCGTATTACTGCCGCTACAACTGCTGCTGTTGCTGGTGTTTCGGCAACATCTTGGACAAGCGCTAACTCAACATTTAATATTGCTACATCCGACGGTTCTGTTTATTCAACAGAAATTAGTGAGTTTGATGAAATCACAATGGTAGGTAACGGTACTGTTGATGGCCGGGATGTTTCAGCAGACGGTGCAGAGCTTGATGGATTAACAGTTACACTCACAGGTGATATTGAAGGTACAGGTACAAACAATTCTGGTACTATTTCTTTTGTAACTGAATTAGCAAATACTGGTGTAACTGCTGGGCAATATGGTACTGCATCCGCTATTCCTGTTATAACCGTTGATGAAGATGGTCGTATTACTGCTGCTTCAACAACCGCCGTTGCTGGTGTTGATGACTTTAGTTGGGTTTCCGCTAATAGCACATTGGTGTTAGAAACTGGTGATGGCAGTAGTTATTATGTTACCGTTGACGAGTTTGATGAAATCACAGTTAATGGAAATATAATTATTACAGGTACTGTTGATGGCCGTGACGTTTCGGTTGACGGTGCTAAACTTGATTTAATTGAGGACGGTGCAACTGCCGACCAAACCGCTGCTGATATTCGTGCTCTTGGATTTTATGATACGTCAAACGATGGAACAGGATCAAACCTTGATGCCGATAAACTTGATGGTCTACACGCATCTGATATTTTAGCACAAGCTGCTAACTCTGCGGCAGGTCAAATTGGTAATGGTGAAGTTCAAGTAAATGGTGGTAACGCAATCGACGGATCAGGCACATTTAATTTAAATGATTCTACCGATATTATTATAACTTTAGACCACTCCGATACATCTAGCGTGGTTGATGTTTCATTAGCAGATGGTAACGTACTTACGGGTGTTACATTTGACACATATGGTCACGTTCAAACAACAACATCTACTGATTTAGACGGCCGTTATTATACAGAAACAGAAGTAGATAATTTATTAGACGATAAGGTTGATAATACAGTACAAGTAATTGCAGGTACTGCACTGACGGGTGGTGGTGCCTTAACCGCCAATGTTACAATTGACCACGGCGATACTTCTTCTGTTGCCGATGAGACATTTGGTACACTTGAATTCTTAACAGGTATTACGTTTGATACTCATGGTCACGTACAGACAGCAACAAAAGAAACAAGAAGTTTTATTACAGAAGCACAAGGTGATCTAAGATACGTTAATGTAACTGGCGATACGATGTCAGGATCCTTGACTGTTAATGCTGATATTATTCAAGATGAGTCAAGATCTGTTTCTACCGAAGTTACAACAGCAACCATTTTCCCGCAGGATATCTATACATTTGACGCATCTACTTATGGCAGTGCTGAAATTGTTATTACCGCGAAAGATGGTGCTGAAAGACATACAACAAAAATACTGGTAACACATAACGGATCAACTGCACACGCAACAGAGTTTGCTACTATCACAACAAGTTCAGAACTTGCGGAATATGATGTAAGTTTAACCGGCGGTGATGTTAAAATTGTTGGAACACCAGCAAGCAGTAATAGTACAACATACAAAATAGTGGCAACACTGATTGACGTATAAATAGATAAAAATAACGCCAACTGGGGAGAGTGAACCGTGGCCGATAAGAAATTTATAGTAAAGCATGGTCTGCAGACCCAAAATAATGTTGTTGTAGGTACCACTACCGATGATGGTACAAATAAACTTCAGGTAACAGGACCAAGTAAACTTTCAGGACAATTAACGGTTCAGCAATCGACTGGTTCTACACCATCTATTGATATTTTCAATGATGCAGGACTTCTCAATAATCCTATTGTTGCAAGGTTCCGTGGTGAAGCACAAGACTCAATGGAAATTCAATATATTTCCGCAGGTGACTATAAACTTACAAACACAGGTCAAGATAACTCTATCATATTTTATGATGGAACGCCTGGTATTCAAATTCTTTATAATGATGTTGTTGACCTAGAGTTTGATAGCGGTGGTATTGATTTCAAACGTGAACCAACATACCTGGGCAACGTATTTTGGAACGCAGGAAATGACGGTACAGGATCAGGCCTTGATGCCGACTTACTTGATGCTTTAGATTCAACACAATTCGTACGTTCAGATACCGATGATACATTGGACGGCAGTTATGTTATTACTGGTAACTTGACAGTTCAAGGCGCAACAACCACTGTCGAATCAGAAACTGTTTTAATTGCTGATAACCTTCTCACTCTCAACAGCAATTTCACATCAGGTACACCAACAGAAAACGCTGGTTGGGAAGTTCTTCGCGGTGATTTAAATTCATCATCTTTGCAATGGGATGAAACAAACGATTGGTTTAAACTAATTTCAGCAGGTACAGACTTAGGTCGTATTATTACAACAGCCGATGAAGGCTCGGGTAACTCGTTTGATGCTGATACAGTTGACGGATTAGAAGCAGAACAATTCCTACGTTCTGATGCTGATGATACCGCAACAGGTAATATCACTATTGAAGGTAATTTGACTATTGGTGATAATGTCGGCGGTGCAAGAATTAACCTTGACGGCTCAGGTACAAACGGTGTACTTTATTCAAACAACGGTGTAATTGGTTTCTTAAAACCTGACCAAAACTACGGTGCTCAATTAAATACAAGTTTTGATTGGGTTGTTGATAATAACATAGTTGCAAAACAATTCGTAGATGCTGATGATAATACTTATCTTGTTGATCCTGCAAGTGGATCAGTACTTGCCTCAATATCTATTGATGATTACGTTAGCCACAATGGTGATTTAAATTCATATTTTGGTTTTGATGCCGATGATAGTTGGGTACTATATCTCAACGGTGTAAAGCAAATTGATGTAAGCACAACAGGAACAGAAATAACCGGTACCATCACAAGCACAGGCGATGCAATTGCTCCAAGGTTTGTAGATGCCGATGATAATAGTTATCTTGTTGATCCTGCTGGTGACTCAGTTTTACATTCAGTTGGTTTAGACGATGACTTATTCCATAATGGTGATACTGACACAAAGATTTCATTTAATACAGATCAAATTGATTTAGCAACAGGTGGCACATCAAGATTAGAAATTTCTAATACTGCAGTTACAGCATCGGTTGATGTAAAGGCTCCTCGATATTTAGATAGTGATGATAATACGTACCTTGGTGACTTTGCCGGTACATCAGTAATGAATACGATTGGAATTGATAGTGATCTTTTCCATAACGGCGATACTGATACTAAACTTTCGTTTGACACCGACACAATTGATTTGGATACAGGTGGAGCAACAAGATTAGAAATTACTAATAGTGCGGTTACATCATCAGTTGATTTGATTGCACCAAGATTACTCGACTCAGATAACAATGCATATCTTGTTAATCCTTCTGGAACATCAGTTATAAATGATATTGGTATTGATGATGACTTATTCCACAATGGTGATACCGATACTAAACTTTCATTCGGTACGGATCAGATTGATTTATCAACAGGTGGTGCTGTCAGAGTTCAAATTACAGATGCTGCAACCACATTTACAAACAACGTAATCATTAATGATTATATAAAACACAACGGTGATCCTGATACTTATTTTGGATATGACTCCGATGATAATTTTGAATTAGTTGTAGGCGGAACAAAAACACTTGACTCGAGTTCAACTGCATTACAGACAGGTGTCAACTTTGGTATTAATGTAGCACCAACTTCACCGTTAAGTGTTAAACAAGCTTCAACAATGGGACCAAACCCATTTGCCGCAACAAACCGATATGCTGATTTCAGTGATGGTAATACAACTGATTTCTCTATCCGCGGTGATCAGTTTAGAAATATTTACAATGTTATGGAAGGTGATGCAGGTTTCTACATCATTGACTCAGGTGCAAACTTTACGTTAAGTGCTGATACAAGTACAGGCGATGTTATTGTTGGTGACCAATCCGCACAATATACTGTTGGTGATATGACACCACTTGTTGGTTCTAATACAAATAATAAACTACACGTTAACGGATCAGTTCAATTAAATAGCAACGATGATGCTTATGTTGTAGGTAACGGTACTGCCTCGTTCTTTAAAAATAATGAGCTTGGGTTTGGTCAAGGTGGCGGTTTCTATATGACCGATGCCAATGACGTTAAAGTACGCAACGGTAAAAACATATCCACCGCGGGTAATATGTATGCTGAAATTTATTACGATTATACTGACACTGCGTATAAAGGTGAGTTTGCTGGCACATCAGTAATGAACCAGATTCAGCTTGATGATTATATTATCCATAAAGGTGATACAAATAACTATTTTGGTTTTGATGCCGCAGATCAGCAAGTATTCTACACAGGTGGAACACGCCGTGCTGTTATTAATAATACATATGCTCAAATTGACCACGAAATCCGTGCGCCAATCTTTAAAGATAGCGCCGATACAGATTATAGCTGGAACCCAAATACTAACTCTGCTCATAGATTCTCAACACCAACTGGCCGTGTTGATATTGGTCCAATGGATGCAACGTATTCGCATTTTGATACTGACCGTGCTAGGTTCTTTTTTAATAAGCCTACTTACCACGATGGCGGTGCATATGCCTTTGACGCAACTTCTTATGCCTATTTCCCAATATACTATGACTATAATGATAATGACTATTATGGTGATTTTGCTGGCAAGTCTGTTATGCATCAGATTGAATTTGATACCGAAACACCAAATGCTCCAACGGCATCCGATGCCACAACAGGTGCAAGATTAATTCTTTATCCTATTGGATCAGGCAGAGATTACTCAATCGGTATCGAGAGTGACCATATGTGGTTCAACTCTGATGTTGGTTATAAATTCTATACCGACGGTGTAAACCACACGATTATTAATGCGGACAGGATTTCTCACACCGCAGAAATGCGTGCACCAGTATTTGTTGACTCAAACAATGTTTCTTACTTTGGTGACTTTGCATCAACTTCACGTATGAATGTTGTTCACCTAAATCAAATTCAAATGGACCAAACATCATATATTATTGACTCACCATCAGGTCAGTACGGTACTATCATGGTACAAGGTGGTAAAGGCGGTTACGCAGGTTATGCCATTGAAAATGACTGGGTATTTATGTCAGACAGCTTGTCCAATATGGGTCTTTATAACGATACTGATAATGAGTGGGTATTATATGCTAATAGAAACAGTTGGACTCGTTTGTATGGAAATGGTGTTCACCAAATTTCAGCAGAAGTCGGTTATGCTTTAGCACCGGTTCAAATGCGTTCACCAATTTATTATGATAGTGACGATACTGCCTATCGCGGTGACTTTAATGCAAAATCTCGTATGAACCAGTTGGCACTCGGCAATGGCGGTGACTATATTGGTGGATCATATCCATTAGGAATTTGGCATAATAACAGATATCTTGCAGGTTTCCGTAACAGCAGTCTCTCGTTTACAAACAATGGTAATTACCCATGGATTGTCCACGATAATTATAATTCAGGATCAGGTGATAGAGATGCCTTTATTATTCACTTCAACGGCATTGGCGATAAAGCACGTATCAATGAAGACGGCGATATGCTCATTGATGGCGAAATGGCTGCCTCAAACTATAATCTAAACGCAGGAAATGAAAACATATCATTGAACCCAGTTTATGGGCCAGGCTTTGCCGAAACCATGGTATTTGACGGAACTGAGTATTGGGAAAAGCGTGCAATCAAAGCATTACAAGGTGCTGAAAATGAACCTACCACTGTAACAAGTGAATACGTTAAAAATGGTAACGGCCCATTCTCTGCAACTTACGCACTAAGAACATCGGGATACCGTGATTTCTATTCTGATTATATTCCTGTTGAACCTGGCGAAGAAATTTACGGTGAGATTTCAGTAAGAACAATATCTGGTTCAGGCGGTGTTGTTTATTATGGTGTTGAAAGATACGATAAAGATAAAAAGCCAATTTCTGCTAATGCAGGCACCACGTACTTTGTTGCAAGTAACTCAAACCAAACATCTACTTCGTGGCAAACATACCGTGGATATACAACAATTCCAACAAGCCATACAGTTTATAATGGTTCTGACGGCGCAGGTTGTAAATACATTCGTATCCGTCTATTAATGAATCATAGCACAGGTGGTGCTCTTCGCGAGTACGGTCCACCAATTCTAAAACGCTCAAATATTCAAAACCGTATCCGCACACCTGATAGCATTTATGCTGCAAGTATGATTGACTCTGATAATAATTCTTATTACGTTGATCCATCAAGCACATCTAAAATGAATATAGTTGATGCTAGTAACTTTAGAGATAGAGATAATACTGCTTACTTTATGAACCCTGCTTCGGGCGGTAAGGTTGCAGGTTCTTGGGATTGGACAAACGGTTCAATTGAAAATCTAAACAATCTTTCATTCAATGACCCAGGTCCTCAAGAAGGTATTCGTTGGAAAGGCGGTAATGATTGGAAGATTTATGAATCTCCAAATGATTTGTCAACCAACACCGGTGGTAATCTCCACTTCACAACAGGATCAGGTGCAGGAACATCACGTTTCCGTATTGAGTCTGATGGTGACACATTCACTGGCCGTTATTCCCATGCTCAAAGATTTGTTGATTCAAACGATGGCAACTATTTTGTTGATCCTAATAGCCAATCAGTTTTACATAATGTAGAAATAAGAAATTACGGTTTAAGATTAAATCGTGCTTATACTCATAACAGTATATGGTTTAATGGCGGTACTGATACTAACCACGTTCTTTGGAACCATTATTATGGCGGACCTGGCGCTCGCGGCGCAGCTAATACTGGCTTTGATGGAATGTATTGGAATGTTTATCGTGGACTTCATCTCCGCGGTGGTTCAAGTGGTGCTCATAATATAATTGTTGCACAGAACGATGGATCAAATGGTAACACCAATAAGGTTAAAATATATGCGCATAACGTAGTACAATTAGAAACAAGATCAGGTTATGCTATCGCTCCTTCCCAAATGCGTTCACCAATTTTCTATGACTCAGACAACACAGTATACTATGGTGACTTTGCATCAACTTCACGTATGAATGTTATTCGTGTTAATCAAATTCAGCTTGATGGTTCGGAATACATAATTGACTCACCGTCAGGTGATTACGGTTCAATTAGAGTTGAAGGTGATAAAACAAGTACTTGGGCTGGTTATGCAATTCGTGATGACTGGGTCCTTATGTCAAATGGCTCAGGAGAAGTAGGTATCTATAACGATACACGCAACGAATGGATGACAAGATGGTTTGACAACGGCCGTACTGAATTGTATTATAATGGGCAGTGGGAAGAACAATCAGCAAGCGGTTATATGCGAGCTCGCGGTTCTTATCGAGCACCAATTTTCTATGACCAAGATAATACAGGCTACTACGCAAACATGGCGAGTACCTCAGTATTTAATAACTTAACGCTGAATGGTTCACTAAGTACTGCAAGTACGGCGACATTCAATGGTATTATGTATATTGATAATGTGTTGGATTATGACGCAACTGCTGTTACAAGCTTAACAAATGCTCCTATTTCAACAAGAAACCGTGATACAAATGTAGGAACAACAAACACGTTCTTGCCACTTATACATACTACTGCTTTATATAGCTCAGGTTATAGAACTCATATGAACGTGGGTCTTTATAAAAGAGCAAGTGGTTGGGGTGATAATGATACCGGGATGTATGTTGCATTAGGTGGTAATGACTCTTATCCAACAAAACATTGGAAACTAACATACGGTCACCGTCTTTATAACTCAGACGGATATGTATCACAAAACGGTTCGTTCCGTGCACCGATATTCTATGATCTAGATAATACAGGTTATTATGGCAACTTTGCATCAACTTCACGTATGAACCAAATTAATGTTAATACCACATACCATGTTAGTGGTGGTATTGCTCATTTCCAAACATCAGCAGGAAACACTCGTGGGTATATTCAATCTACTGATACTAATGATGCTCACTTAATTATTGCAACATCAGGTGGTGAGGATATCTCATTCCGTGATGGCGGTGTAGGTGGCCAATGGAATGTTATTATGCGTGGCGATGGTCAGACGTTGTTCAATTCAAGAATTGATACACCGATTATGTATGACCGAAATAACACGTCTTATTACTCAAATCCGGCAAGTACTTCTCGTTTCAATGAAGTTCGTGCGAACTACTTTACAAATGATGGCGCTGTTTCTTCAAACGATCTCTTTGGGTTGTACTGGGATTCAGGAAGATCTACCGCGTACGCAATTTACAGAGAAGCTGGTGGTTGGTCAAACCCATACCCAGATATGCGCATTGCTTTCCACACAGGTATTAAGTTTGGCGCATATTGGGGGTATCAAGGTATGCGTTTTTATAATGATTATAACATGGCTACTCAGGTTATGTCAATTAACAACGGTTCTGATCCTTTAGGTGCAAATAACGTCTATGTTAATAATAACTTGCAAGCTGGCTCATCTTTAAGAGCACCAATCTTTTATGATAGTAACAACACAGGTTACTATGTAAATCCAAATGCAACATCTGAAATGGTTACAGTTCGTGCTGATAGGCTCGATATGCGTGACCGCGGTGACTTTGTCACGTTCTACGGTAATGATTCTGATTATCATAGTATTTCCTCACGTGATAACGGTGGTGGTATTTCTGATGATTTGAGATTTAACTCATATCACAACTTTTATTTTAATGCCGACTCAAATAACAATAACGGAAACGAATCTGGTATATATCTTGGACAACATGGTGCCGGTACAGGTAATATTACAAACACTTGGGTATTCCAAGCAAGAAATGATGGTGTAACACAAGCATCAGGATCACTCCGAGCACCAATCTTTTATGACACAAATAATACTGGTTATTACCTTGATCCATCATCATCCTCTAACTTAAACACAAGTGTTCGTGCTAACGAATTCTATGCACGTAACTGGTTCCGTAACGATAACTCTGGTGAAGGTCTATATAACCAAGCAACAGGGCAACATTGGTATTCTGATGACGATGACTATTGGAACATTGGTGGTGGCTCTAGCGCAAACGGTATTAGGTTTAGAGATGAGTATGGTGGCACCGTTCGTGGCTATGTGTATGCCGACAATGGTAACAATATTGGTTTCCTTAATAACGGCGGCAGTTGGAGATTTAGAATTGTTAGCGCCGACTACGGACTGTTTGAAGGTTCATCGGCACGCGGCCAATTATGGTATGACTCAAATGATACCTTTGGTATGTTTAACGGCGGTTCAACAAACTCTACTCGTTTCCGTGGTGTGAACAACCAAACAATGTCTTACCTATCAATGCCTGGGCATACTCGTGATAGTGGTGAATACTATCGTGCTCGTATTCGTATTACAAGTAACAGCGACTATTGGACAGGCGCCATGGGTTGGGGGACTCAGGATATGACCGGTGTTGTTGCTGACTGGGGTTCAGGATTTATTGACTCGTGGTCAAACCCTGCTAACCAGCCTTCAGGTACATCACACTGGGTCGGTGTTCAGGCATATCACTATTCAAACGGAACTAACCGCTATGGTTGGCAAATGGTTGGTGGACCAATTACAAACCTTCGGTTCCGCTCAACTTGGGGTAATTCGTTTAGATCTTGGAGAACAATTCCTGTACTTGATGAAAACAGTACAAACGGCGGATCAATGTATGCAGGCCGTTATTACGACTCAAACAACACTTCTTATTACACAGACCCCGCATCAACTTCACGTATGGCTGATTTGCTAATTAACTTCCTTCAGTTCAATGATGGTTGGGATATTTACGATGATGATTCTGATACATTAACAATTCGCTCTAATAACGACGACCACGGTGAAATTTATTACCGTGATAGTAATGGCACAGCCTGTGGTAGACACTATTGGGATGATGATGGATCAATTTTCTCAATGTACCACGATAATGGTGAAGCAATTCTCTATGCTGATGAAGATTATATTACCTACATTTATTATAACGGTACTTGGGAAGGTCGTACAAGATCTGGCTATTTTGAAGCACGCGGGTCATTCCGTGCGCCAATTTTCTATGACCAAAACAATACAGGCTATTACACAGACCCAGCATCAACTTCACGTATGAATGGCATTAACGCCAACATTTATTCTTTGAATGATGGTTGGGATTGGTACGATGATGATGCAGATACTTGCTCAATCCGTTCAAACAACAACGACCATGGTGAAATTTATTACCGCGACTCGGACGGTACTGCGTGTGGACGGCATTATTGGGATGATGACGGTTCTATTTTCTCGATGTACCATGACAATGGTGAAGCAATTATCTATGCTGATCAAGATTATATTACATATATTTACTACAATGGTACCTGGGAAGGCAGAACTCGTTCGTCATACTTTGAAGCTCGTGGTTCATTCCGTGCTCCAATTTTCTATGACCAAAATGACACCACATATTACACTAATCCCGCCGGCACGTCATTAATGAATGGGATCAATTCTTATGGTGCTATTCAGTGTGATGAGAATATTACAGCATATGTTGATTTCTCGGATATCCGCTATAAAGAAGATGTTGAAGTTATTGATAATGCTGTTGAAAAGGTAATGTCACTTGATGGTATCACTTATAAATATATCGACCGTGATGGCCGACATACCGGCGTTATCGCTCAACAAGTTGAAAAAGTTTTACCAGGTATTGTTTATGAGATTGACACACTCGATCCAAATGATGCTGGCGGTGGTAAACGTAAAGCAGTTAACTATGGTAACATGGTTGGACTACTTATTGAGTCAACAAAAGAGCAGCAGGAAACAATAAATAAACAACAAAAGCAAATAGATGAGCAGAAAAAAGCCATTGACAAATTGACAGAAATGGTTACAATGCTCATGAGCAATAAAGAATAAATATAACTACAATCACAGACGGAGATTTAAAAATGGCATTTACATATGAATGGTCGGTCGAAAGCCTTAAGGTAAAAGATGAGGTTAATATTGACGGCGAAACTAATACAAACGCTGTTGTTCAAACTTTTTGGAGAGTTAAAGGAACAGACGCAAATGGTGACGCAGGAGAGTTTGCAGGAGCAACACCTTTTACCGCGGCTAATGTACCAGCAGGAACATTTACAGCATTTGAAGATTTAACTGAAGCAGCTGTTATCGGTTGGATCAAAGCAGTTGTTAATGGTTCACCATCTTATAAAGCACACATTGATGAGCAAATTCAATTGCAAATTGATAGAGAAAATGAAGAAGAAGTTGCACCAAATGACTTGCCTTGGGCATCAGGCGAATCAGTAACGCCAGACCCTGAAGCCTTAGGATAAGGAAAGAACTAAATGGTATATGAATGGAAAGTCGTAAAACTTGGAACAAAAAATCAGGTTAATAGTAACGGCGACACTCTTGAAAATGCCGTTATTGAAGTTAAGTGGAAAAAGATCGGTACAGATTTAAGTGGTAATGAAGCAACATATTTGGGACGTACCACTTTGTCTGCCGTTGATACATCCGCTGACAGTTTTGTATCACTCGATTCCTTAACTGAAGAAACGGTTATCAATTGGGTGAAGGCAACGATAGACGAACCTCATGAGCAAATTATCAATCAAAAAATTCAACAAAAGATTGACAAATTGACTATGACACAAAGAAACCCTGTTTGGGTTTAATTAAATAATGTTTATATTATGGAGGCATAATGCACGATTTGCATATAGGTGGGCTGGCTACATACGCTCTTAAACGTGGCGGTGAAATACATCCTATTATTATTCCAAGAGAAGTATTAGGCGGCGAAGATACCGGCCTAATGAATCCTAGCATCTTTTTAGATGGTGATAGGATGTTTGTTAATGTTCGCCATATCAATTATATCCTATATCACAGTGAAGGTAAAAAGTTTCCACATCAGTGGGGACCATTAGTTTATATACATCCTGAAGATGATGTTAAACTAGGAACACATAACATTCTATGCGAATACGATAAAGATTTCAAACTGCTGTCGGCAGGTCGAGTAAATATGGTTTTAGATACTAAACCAACATGGAACTTTGTCGGCCTTGAGGATGCACGTTTATTTAAATGGGATGATAAAATGTACCTTTGCGGTGTTCGCCGTGATTGCTATGATGATAAAGGTACAGGACGTATGGAAATGTGCCACGTTGAACACGATGGTACTGAATGGAAAGAAATTAGTCGTCACCCAATTCCTGCACCAAATGGTGATAAATCATATTGTGAAAAGAATTGGATGCCTATTTTAGATATGCCTTGGCATTTTGTTAAATGGTCAAACCCAACTCAGGTTGTTAAATTTAACATTGAAGAAGGTACTTGTGAGGATGCCGTTCAGTTAAGTGAAGACCAACGTGCTAATTTACAAAAAGATTTGCGCGGCGGTTCTCAGGTTATTCGTATTGATGATAATAAGCAAATGGCATTTTGCCATGAAACAAATTTGCTCAAAGACTCTTTCTTTAGAAAAGATGGTAATTATGCACACCGTGTAGTTGTTTGGGATAATGATTGGAACATTATACATACATCAAAAGAATTTCATTTTATGGGTACTTATTATGACCATGCAAAAAGTCAGGAATTTAATATTGAGTTTGTAACCGGTGTTACATTTACCGAAACAGATATCTTAATCTCATTCGGTTTAAGTGATAACGCATCGTATATTTTGAAAATGCCAAAAGGCGTATTCTTTGATTTTTTAACTAAGGTATAACTATGATTAATAATTTACTAAATGAAGTCGTTCTTGACTATGATAATCCTTGGAAATCATTTGCACTTGCAGAAGAATATTTTAAACTTGGCCAATTAGCTGCCGCCTTTACATTCTATTTAAGAGCCGCGGATTATTCACCCGGTGTTACAGAAGAAGAACGTATCATACAATATAAAAGTTTGATACGTGGTGCTGCGGTTTATAATGAAGCAGGTAGGAGATCTCAAACCGTTTGGGGATTACTTAAAAACGCAATTCAGGTTATGCCTGAAAGACCTGAAGCATATTACTTTCTTGCACAATTATCAATAACTCAAGACAATTATAGAGATGCACTTGTATGGAGTAGTATTGGCAAAAATACAACTGCGGAAGGTGATCTTAATATAGGGTTTCCAGGTATGTCGGCATTTGCGGCACAATACGCAATTGCTCGTTGGAAATCTGATGGTGTTGATAGTTCAAAACTATTATTATTCAAAGCAAAGCATAGAGAAAGTTTGGACAAAGAATCGTTTCAGGATGTTTGCGAATGGATTAATAAAATAGGATATCCACATCGTATACCATACACCGATGAAGATAAAGACCTGTACAAGTTTCCGTTTCCTGGATTTGAAAATATTAAACAAAACTATGCCCGACATATGCAAGACTTATTTGTATTATCAGTAACAGATGGTAAAAAAGGTGGATCGTTTATTGAAATAGGTTCTGGGCATCCAACTGAATGTAATAATACCGCATTGCTTGAAAAAGAATTTGGGTGGAAAGGTATTAGTATTGACAACGACGAAAGAATGTGTTATATACATTCAAGAGAAAGAACAAGTCAGATTATCCTTAGTGATGCCTCCCAAATTAATTTTGACTTGTTGTTTAATCAATCTTGTATGGAACAATACGTTGATTTTTTACGCATTAATTCTGAACAAACATCTCTTGATGTATTAACAAAAATACCATTTAACAAATATGAATTTGGGATTATCCAATTCCAACATAATTATTGTTGGTGGCAAAACGATTTTAAAGATAACTCACGGGATATACTTCATAAGATAGGATATAAACTGATGGTACAAGACCTTAGTGTTGATCCTATTAACGCTCATGAAGATTGGTGGGTACATCCGTCAATTTATAATAATAAAAGAAATATGATTTCTGATAAATCAAAAGTTAGTTTTGCGTGGGATTATTTTATGAAAGGTAATTGATATGAAAGTAGTTGTAGTAACTGGTGGATTTGATCCACTCCATTCAGGCCATATTGAATATTTTAAAGCCGCCAAAGAACTCGGTGATATTCTTATGGTTGGTTTAAATTCTGATGAATGGTTAACTCGTAAAAAAGGTAGACCGTTTATGCCTATGTCTGAACGCTCTGCTATTGTTAAAGAAATTAAATGTGTCGGCGGTGTATTTGAATTTGACGATAGCGAAAATCATGCCTGTGAAGCTATTAGACATATCAAAGATACATTTCCTAGAAACTCTAAAATCATATTTGCTAATGGTGGGGATCGTCAAAAAGGTACAACACCTGAAGTAGAATATGCACGTCAACTCAGAGACGAATGCGATATTGGTTTTGTGTTTGGTGTTGGCGGCAATGATAAAAAGAACAGTTCATCATGGTTGCTTGAAAACTGGGATAAACCTGAAACACAAAGACTATGGGGTAAATATAGAAATCTTGATAATAACGGTCATTGGAAAGTTAAGGAATTGTCTATTGATGTTAATGCGGCATTATCAGACCAACGACACTTTGTTCGTTCGGAACACTGGCATATCGTTGATGGCAAACTTGAAATGAATCTTGAGTTTCCAAATGGATACAAAACATCTAAGGTTTACTCAACCGGTGACAGTATTGACATTCCTGTAAAGACATGGCATTTGGCTAAAAACGTCGGTAAAACACCTGTAAAGGTGATTGAAGTATGGATGGGCGATACATTATCAGAAGATGATATTGAAAGGCGTAACTAATTATAAATAGTTGGAACACAGTACAATTCTTATTTAAAAGGAGAAAGAAATGGCGTTTCAATTATCCGACGACGTTAGAAATGCGACACTTGCCGCAATAGAAACAACAACAGGCGTTAGTCCAATACTCACAATTTCAACAGGATCACCACCTACTAATTGTGCTTCAGCAAACACAGGTACCGTTCTTGCAACCATGACATTACCTTCTGACTTTTTAGGTACACCTTCGAGTGGTGTTGTAAACCTATTAGGTTCATGGCAAGATTTATCTGCTGACTCAACCGGTGTTGCAGGTTATTTCCGAATACACAATTCTGGTGGCACATCATGCCATATGCAAGGATCAATCACAGTAACCTCAGGCGGCGGTGATATGGAACTCGATAACACAAGTATTGCTGTTGGACAGCAAATTTCTATTACTTCATTCACAATCACTGCGGGCGGTGCATAAGCCTGGAGGTGACGTTCCATGGCAACAGGGACCTCAAGTAATACACTAGATTTTTCCGTTGTTTCATACGGTGTAAGAGTACCAGCATCTGGTAATCTAGCATTTACTTTACCTTTTACCTTTTCATCAACAGCATTTAATCCAATTGTTGGTAGTGCTGATGTCGGTATCTCATTTGGGGTATCAACATCATCTTCCGTAGCAACAGGCGCCTTTGATGGTGATGTGCTCGTACCATTTATTTTAGATGCAACAGGAATAGCACCAATCAAAGGTGCATTGGACCAGACAGTTACATTTACAACAGATACTGAAGTTGATGTACCAAACCGTGGTACTGTAAACGCTACACTTGATTTCATAACGGATTTCCAAACAGGTGTATTAGTATCGGCCCGGGGTAAACCTAAAACATCATTTACTACAACAGGCACAGGTGAAGTACCCGTCAAAGGTATTTTTGATAAGGTATTTGAAATTGGCCTTTCATCAAGAATGGCGCAAGTATCAGAATTTGAAGGTGATACTGTTGTACCATTTTTACTCTCATCAGTTGCAATCAATGATTCAACAAGAGAATATAGCAGGACAGGATTAAATGGTCTTGCATTCCGCAATGGAAATGATGGACAGAATGAGTTAAACATATTAAATAGTTTGAATGGATTGCGAACAACAAAAAGCGGTGAAAACGGTGTAAGAATTGATGATAATAACTATACTGATTTAAGAACAGGAGTTAAAATTATCAGCCGTGATTATAGAAACGAAACACTCGTAAGACCATCACAAGGTCGTTTAGTAAAAAGCTACTAAAGACATTGAATAAATAAAAACAAAAGACTTGGAGAAAGTACAATGGCGGCTAGTTTTTACATTAAACAAAACGATACAGCTCCTTCTATTGAGGCCGTTTTAACCGACGCAACTGGAAGAGCACGATCCATGACAAATGCATCTGCTATAAAATTTCATATGACTTCCGAAGGTGGAACATCTATTGTCACAGACGGAATCGGTGCAGTTGTTAATGCATCAAAAGGAATAGTTAAATATGATTGGCAACCAGGCGATACTGCAAACACAGGTATTCACTCGGCAGAATTCCAAATTGATTATACAAACGGAACATCAGAAACATTTCCAAACACTGGCTACATTAAGATCATTGTAAGATCAGAGCTGGCATAAGGGGACAACCATGGCACAGCCAACAACAAGAGATGAATTTAAAGAACATATTTTAAGAAAGATTGGCGCGCCAGTTATTCAGATTAACGTGTCGGACGAACAAGTAGATGACCGCGTTGATGAAGCAATTTCATTTTGGAGAGATTACCATTACAACGGCAGTCAACTTATATATCTAAAACATCAAATTACACAAGCTGATAAAGATAACGGTTATATTCAATTGCCGCAAAAATTACTCGGTATTTCAAAAGTATTTGATTTTGATACAAGTATTGCCACTGGGTCTGGTATGTTTAATGTCCAATATCAATTCGTTTTAAATAATATCACCGAACTAACAAGTTACTCTGTACAGAATTATTTTATGACTATGCAGCATATTGAATTTATGCAAGAGATCCTTGTCGGTAAACCTCTCATCCGCTATAACAAACACGTTAATAAACTTTATATTGATAATGATCCATCGAGATGGGTTGTAGGTACATATATTATCGTTGAAGCATATGACATTGTAGATGAAGATTTTTATGAAGATGTTTGGTCGGACCGTTGGCTGCAAAATTATGCTGCAGTTTTAGTAAGAGAACAATGGGGTTTAAACCTCACCAAGTTTAATAATATGCAGCTTGTTGGCGGTGTGTCTTTTAACGGTGAGCAAATTTTAGCGGAGGCGAGAGAAGATAAGTTAAGAATGGAAGAGGATGCTATACAAAGTCTTCAACCACTTACTTATAACTTCATTGGGTAACCATGGCAACAAATCTTTATTTTCAAAATTACGATAACACATATGAGCAAAATCTCGTAGATGACCTAGTTATTGAATCAATTCAAATCTATGGTCTTGACACTATCTATATCTCAAGGGCATTTCAAGCAAAAGATGAAATACTCAACGAAGATGATTTGTCAATCTTTAACGAAACCTATCAGATGGAAATGTATGTTAAAAACGTAGATGGATTTGAAGGTGAAGGTGACTTCCTGTCAAGATTTGGTTTACAGATCAGAGACTCAATTACATTCACAGTAGCATTCCGAACATTTGAAAGATTTGCAACTCGTGAAAACCCAGTAAAGACAAGGCCGCTTGAAGGTGACTGTATTTACTTCCCATTGAATGAAAAGATATTCAAAATTATGCACGTCGAGCACGAAAGTGTATTTTATCAAACCGGTGCGTTACAGGTATATGACCTTAGATGCGAATTGATGGAATACAGCGGTGAAAGATTTGAGACAGGTGTTGAAAACATTGATACGTTCTTTGATGGTATTGATCCTACTACACCAACAACACTTACGGCATTGGCAAACACCGATCCAATCGCACAGAATACATTCTTTGAAACTGAAGGTGACGATATCCTTGACTTCTCAGAGATTGATCCGTTTAGTGAAAACATAAGCATAGGCGATTAACATGGCAATAGCAAATCATTTTTACAACGGTCTTACAAGAAAATATGTAGCAATATTTGGTACCTTGTTTAATCAGTTAACAATTGAAAGAAGCGACAACGCAGGTGTAACGAAGCAATCTATGATTGTTCCTATTTCATATGCACCAATGCAAAAAATATTATCAAGAGTTGAACAAGATCCTGGTTTAAACCGCAAGTCAGCAATCACATTACCACGAATGTCATTTGAAATGACAAGTATGTCTTATGACGGTGAGCGCAAAATTGGTACAACCCAACGAGTTATGAAATCAAAAGCAGTAGGTGATACTAACGACTCAAAAAGTTATGTTTATAGCGGTGCACCTTATAACCTTGACTTTTCATTATATATTATGACAAAGTATCAAGAAGACGCAACAAAAATATTAGAACAAATTCTACCATTCTTTCAACCTGATTGGACTGTAAGTGCTAGGCTAATTCCTGATTTGCCACCTATTGATGTTCCTGTTGTTTTACAGAGTGTTATAACAGAAGATTTATATGAAGGTGAATATACCGAACGGCGTGCTATTCTATATACATTGAGTTTTACACTTAAAGGTTGGTATTACGGCCCTGAAAGAACTAAGAAAGTTATTAAATTTATTGATGCAAAGTTTGCCCCGGACTCTGATATAACAAGTCCTTTATTGGAAAAAGTAACACTTCAGCCAGGTATGACCGCTGCTAATGTTGCAACAACGGATATTACCCAAACGGTTCCATATACCGAAATTGACTTTGAAGATGATTGGGGAATCATAACAATTATAGATGAGGAAGATACATAATGAATGATGACCATATTTCAAAGGCATTAGGTATTCGACCTTTGAGTGAAATACAAGATGAAGTTAATGAAATTGTCCCAGCACCAATTGAAGAACCATCGGTTCCTGCTATTGCATCTGATGATGAGAATGTTTCTGATATGGAATTGGCAAGAAAGAATGTCAAGAACATAATTGAAATGGGTGATGATGCTGTTAAAGAAATGGTTGAAATTGCAAAGCAATCTGAGTCACCACGGGCATTTGAGGTTGTTTCAACATTAATGAAAACCTTGCTTGATGCCAATAAAGATTATGTTGATATTTCCACTAAAAAGAAATACGCACAAGAAGAAAAGAATGGCGGTAAACCTGACCAGCAAAACGTAACTAATAATAATTTAATTTTGTCCACCGCTGATTTATTGAAAATGCTTAAGGGTGACAAAGATGATGGATAAAGGGTACTTAGGTAACTCACATCTTAAACGTGTTGGTGAAGGTATTGAATGGAATGCCGAACTTATTCAGGAATATACCAAATGTGCGGATGATCCAATTTATTTCGCAAAGGAATATATTAAAATTGTCCATGTTGACCGTGGTCTTGTACCGTTTAATATGTATAGCTATCAAGAAGAAATTGTTGAAAAGATTGCAAATAATCGCCGTGTCGCGGTATTAACAGCACGTCAGTCAGGTAAAACAACAACTGCGGTTGCTATCATTTTACACTACATTTTGTTTAATGAATTTAAAACAGTTGCTATTTTGGCAAACAAAGGTGATGCTTCAAGGGAAGTTATGGCTCGAGTCAAGTTAGCATATGAAGCATTACCTAAATGGCTTCAGCAAGGAATTGAAGAATGGAACAAAGGAAATATTGCACTTGAAAATGGTTGCCAAGTTTTGGCAGGTACTACGTCTTCGAGCGCAATTCGTGGTAAGTCTGTTAATTTTCTATACCTTGATGAGGTTGCATTTATTGAAGGATACGACGAATTTTTCGCATCTGTTTATCCTACTATTTCGTCTGGCGAGTCAACAAAACTTCTGATGACTTCTACGCCTAATGGGTTAAACCATTTTTGGAAAACTTGTAAAGGTGCAAAAGAAGGTACAAACGGCTATGAGTATACTGAAGTTATGTGGGATGATGTTCCAGGACGTGATGAGAAATGGAAACAGGAAACGCTCGAGGCACTTGATTATGATGAAGAAAAGTTCAACCAAGAATACTGTTGCCAGTTTCTAGGTAGTTCAGGTACACTTATTAATGGTGCAAAACTTAAAACCTTAGCATATGACCAACCTTTACATCAGGCTGAAGGTATTTCTCAATATGCAAAACCAATTGCTGAACACTCATATGTAATGACAGTTGACGTATCTCGAGGTAAAGGATTAGATTACTCAACATTTACAGTACTTGATGCTACAACTATGCCGTATGAGCAGGTTTGCGTGTATAGAGATAACTTTGTTACACCTGTAGATTTTGCATCTATTATATATAGAATAGGTAATCTTTATAATGAAGCAAGTGTTTTAATAGAAATTAATGACATTGGAGAACAAGTGAGTGATGTTCTTTTAATGGATCTGGGTTATGAAAACTTATTATACACCGAAAACGCAGGCGCCAAAGGTAAACGTGTCTCGTCAGGATTTGGTGGTAAAAGATTAGACAATGGAATAAGAACAACAAAACTCGTAAAGGGTACTGGTTGCCAAATGCTAAAAATGCTAGTAGAGCAAGATCAAGTATTACTACGGGATTATGACACAATACAAGAACTGTCTCGGTTTTCACGGAAAGGAAATTCATATGAGGCAGAGCCAGGTGCACACGATGACCTGGTAATGAACTTGGTAATATTTGCTTGGTTTACTAGCCAAGACTATTTTAGAGAATTATCTGATATACACACGTTAGCAAAGCTTAGAGAAAAAACCGAAGAACAAATAGATGAGGAAATGCTTCCATTTGGGTTTATTGATACGGGCGGGGATTGGGCTGACGATGATAATGGGTTGGTGCTGTAAATCGGAACATTTATAAATAGAAACAGTGATAAAACAAAAACAAGTTTCTAATACATAAAGGAGAAAAATATGGCTTTTTCCGTAAGTCCTTCGGTCATCGTTCGAGAAATCGACGCATCGGCGGTTGTCCCGGCCATCAGTACACCACCTGCTGCGATAGCTGGCATTTTTAATTGGGGTCCAATTAACGAGCCGATCTTAATCTCAGCAGAAACGCAATTGGCAGACCGTTTTGGTAAACCAGGTGATGAAAACTACGAAACATGGTTTACTGCTGCTGACTTCCTCGCATATTCAAATGCGTTGTGGGTAGTACGTGCCGACGACAGTTCAAACACCGCTGCAAACACAAATTTCACAGCAAAATATCCGGGTGTTCTAGGCGACTCATTGAGTGTTGCTTATTGTTCCTCGGCAGGATTTGGTAATGTTGAAATTGTTGCAGGCGATATTCCAACAAATAAAATTTCAAACCCAGCAGTTAAGCAAACTATTGAGTTTGGTGCCAAAACAGTTGTTTTTGAAGTTGTACCTGCTGACAGAGTTACAACTGTAACTGCAGGTGATATACTTACCGTAGGTAACGATAGCGTAGGTTATCAAAACCTTAGTGTTGCTTCTGTTGCAGAATCAGAAATTATCGAAGCAAATACAACAACAGGTTATGCGTATACCATGGCGTTTGATAATGCATACACATTGGCTGCAACCGCGCTACCTACCATCTCAATGGAAACTAAGTGGGCATATAATAGCTTGTTCAATGGTGCACCCGACGCGAATCATATTCACGTTGCAGTTATTGATAATTCGGGAAATATTTCAGGAAAAGCAAATACTATCCTGGAAACATTTGAAAACTTATCAACTACAGTAGGCGCAACAAGAGCAGACGGTACATTAAAATATTACGATACTGTAATTGAAAACAATTCATCTTGGATTAATGTTGCAAGCACCGCAACTATCGGAACCGCTAATACAAACATTACTGTTTACGAAACAATGGCCGGTGGATCAAATGCAACTGAAGAAGCAAATACAACACTTGCAGCAATTGGCGGCGCATATGACCAATTCGTAAATACAAACGAAATTGATATTTCAAGTATCCTTGTTGGTAAGAGTGATGATGCTGGTACACACGCAAGCTACATTATGTCAAATATTGTTGACGTACGTAAAGATTGCGTAATGTATGTTTCACCATCAAAAGAAGCCGCAGTTAATGAAAATAAGCCAAATGCCAAAATGACTAAAATTATTCAACACAGAAATAAAATTAGTCCATTGAACTCATATATGTTTATGGATAGCGGATATAAGTATCGCTATGATAAATATAACGACCAATATCGCTGGGTACCACTAAACGGTGACATGGCAGGTCTTGCATCAAGAGTTGAAGTATGGGAATCACCAGCAGGATTTAGAAAAGGTTTGATTAAGAATGTTGTTAAGCTTGCATTTAATCCAAGTAAAGCACAACGAGATCAGTTATATACTCAAGGAATTAACCCAGTAATGTCTCAAATCGGACAAGGAGTATTATTGTTCGGTGATAAAACATCTCAGACATTCGCATCGGCATTTGACCGTCTCAATGTTCGTAGGCTGTTTATTGCAGTTGAGAAAGCAATTGCTACCGCAGCGGAAGGGTTCCTATTCGAGCTAAACGACGAGTTTACTCAAACACAATTTAAAAATATTGTTGATCCGTTCCTACGCGACATTCAAGGAAGACGTGGTATTATTGACTATAGAGTAATTTCTGACTCTACTGTGAACACTCCTGAAATTGTAGATCAAAACAAATTCCGTGCAAGCATCTTTATCAAGCCTGCTCGTTCTATTAATGTTATTGAATTGACATTTATCGCAACAAGAACAGGTATTGAGTTTGACGAAATTGTTGGTCAGCTAACTTAATAAATAGATTAATAAAAGGAGAATAGAAAATGGCATTTAATATCAATCAGTTCAAATCGGAGCTAGTTGGTGGTGGTGCTCGTCCTACGCTATTCGAAGTTCAAATCACTAACCCGGTCGCTCCGGGTGCTGACTTTAAAGTGCCATTCATGGTCCGTTCTGCGGGAATTCCAGAATCGACAGTAGGTCAGTATGTTGTACCATACTTTGGAAGAGAAGTAAAGTACGCAGGTGATAGAGTATTCGCAGATTGGTCGGTCACAATTATCAACGATGAAGATTTTGCTATCCGTAATGCTATGGAAGCTTGGTCAAATTCAATCAACTCACACGACTCGAATGTCCGTGGGTTGCCACAGGATTACAAGTCAAATGGGTTGATTACTCAATTCAGTAAAAATGGTTCAGTTCTCAGAACATATGTTTTTGAAGGAATGTTCCCAACTGCAATTGAAGGAATTCAAATGGATTGGCAACAGCAGGATACCATCGAAGAATTCGGTGTTACCTTCCAATATGATTTATGGAGAGTTGAAGGCAATACCGGTATCCCAACCACTTAATATAATATGACAAGGTGAAATAAATGAGAATTTTTGGTTTTGAAATCAAGCGTGAGGTAGAGGAGGCGGACAATGTTCCAGTCTCCTTTGCTGAACCGCAAAATGATGACGGTGCTATTACCGTCGGCAATGCTATGGGTGGCTTTTATGGTACATTCCTCGATATGGAAGGGAATGCCAAAACAGAATCCGAGCTTGTTACAAAATATAGAGTTATGGCAATGCAACCTGAAATTACTCAGGGCATTGATGAAGTTGTTAATGAAGCAATTAGTATCTCATCAGATGATAAAACTGTCGAGATCGTATTAGATGATACCGATCTTCCCGACAAAGTTAAGAATAAAGTTACTGAAGAATTTGAAAATGTCCTGACGTTATTGGATTTTCAAAATACCGCATATGAAATATTTTCCAAGTTCTATATAGACGGAAGATTAAATTATCATATGATGATTGATAATGAAGACCTTAAGCAAGGTATTGTTGAGGTAAGATATGTTGATCCACGGAAACTTAAACTTATTCGTGAGGTTGATAAACGTCAAAAGGATACACATAGCGGTATCCCAGTTAAAAAAGTAAAAGCAGAATATTATATGTATTCTGAAAATGGATTTGGTGCCGATAGATCATCATCAGCAACTCAAGGTACACAAGGCTACAAAATTGCTAAGGACTCGGTTGCTCGAGTTACTTCAGGTCTTATGAATGAAACTAATTCCCTTGTTTTGTCATATCTACATCCCGCAATTAAACCACTCAATCAGTTGAGAATGTTGGAAGATGCAACCGTTATCTATACATTAACGAGAGCACCTGAACGCCGTATTTTCTATATTGATGTTGGTAACTTGCCGAAATCAAAGGCTGAACAATATCTGCGTGATATGATGGTTCGCCATAAGAATAAGTTACAATATAATTCAAGTACTGGTGAAATTAGTGATGCCCGCAAAATGATGACAATGACTGAAGACTTTTGGTTCCCTCGTAGAGGCGGTGAAAGGTCAACAGAAGTTGATACACTTGCAGGAGGTTCATCTCAGGCACTAAGTACTGATGAAAATATGCAATACTTTAAGAACAAGTTGTTTAAATCATTACGTGTACCGTTAACACGTCTTGAGCCTGAAACGATGAATACTTTTGGTAGAAGTACAGAGATTACTCGTGACGAATTGAAGTTTACTAAAATGATTCGCCGTGTTAGATCACGGTTTGCTGGATTGTTTACTATTATACTCGAAAGACAATTGATCCTTAAAGGCATTATGACACCTGAAGAATTTGCACAGATCAAAAACGTTATTCGTTACGATTTTATTAATGATAATTACTTTGAAGAATTAAAAGAAGCAGAAATTATCCGTGAACGTATGCAAACACTACGTGATGTTGAAGACCACGTTGGTGTTTATTATTCAAGAGAATGGGTTATCCGTAACGTCCTTCAGATGTCAGATGATGAAATGAAAGATATGAAGGAACAGATTGAAGCTGAAAAAGCTGAATACCCTGATGAGTCTGCAGAAGAATAAAATGATAAATAGAATTAAATCAATTTAGGAGAGGCGTTATGAAGTCTTTTAAACAAAAACTAGCTGAAGTATCGAAGCATAACCGCTCCGATGAAAATAATCGCTTTAAAGATATGCACGATGCTGAAACAGTTAAACACCCGGTTGCACCCGACGCAGTTTTTACTGGTGAAATCAAAGGTAAAACTATGAAAAAGCGCCCCGCCGATGATGGCACCGATGCAAAATATGACTCAGCATATATCAAGAAAACTGGTTCAGATGCAGGTGGCGGTCGTAAGTTAGGCGAAGAAGCTGAGCAAATCGACGAGATCTCAAAAGGTTTGGCACAGCGTTATTACACTAAATCTTATGATGCTCAGCGAAAAGCCATGAATACCATGACCGATACTGAAAAAGCGAGAAAGCCTGAAAAGAAAAAAGCATATGATGACGCTAGAAAAACATTCCGCAAACGTGGAAAAGGCTCAGACATGGCTGCTAAGCGTTTAGCTTATAAAGGTAAAAACGAAGAAGTAGAGTTAGATGAATCTCGTGCAGAAGCTATGTTATATCATAAGAAAATGTCAAGCTATCATGATAATATGCATAAAGAATTAAAAGCTGACGGGATGGATAATGAAGCGCGCCGACACGCAAAAGCCAGAAATCTCCATTTTCAAGCTGAAAAACAACATAAAGATTTTCATAAAGATAGCAAAACAGCTACTAAAAGAGCAAACGATCATACAGATGCGGCAAATCAGTCAAGTAAAGGCTATGAGAGAAACGGTAAAAAATACGATCACATGAGTTCTAAAAGAGTTCATGAAAGCGTAGAGCAAATTGATGAGATCTCACGTTCAATGAAACCAATGAGTAAATCCTTTGGCAAGACCGTCGATCCTAAGAAGTTTGATGCATATAAGAAACATATGAAAAAGCATTCCTTGGATGAGCCTACGGTCCGTATGGCACACGATAATCCAGATCACGGTGAATCAAAACGTATGATGAAAAATCCAAAATATGCAAAAGCATTGGATCTATATAAAAATTCTATGAAAGAAGATGTTGATCTTGCTGAAAACCCAATGGAAGAAAAGCCAATGATGATGAATGCTTTGCGTTCAATGTCACACGCAATGCAAGGTATTGCGGCATATGTGTCAAAAACATCAGATCCTGAAGAATGGTTTCAAAACAAATTGGCAGGTGTGGCAAAAGAAATGCAAACACTTTACAGTTATGCAACAGCCGAAGTAATGTCAATGGGTGAAGAACTTGAGGAAACAACTATGTCTGCTACAAAAAAACCAGTAACTATGACTGGTCCTGATGGCAAAACTCGCACAGTTATGAGAACAACAAGAGTAAAACGAACAGATGACCATGGCATGGATAAAATGTCGGAAGTCAAAAAAGTTAAAGCAAATGAATTAATCAAAAAAGCTCTTGGCGCTGGTATTAAAGAAAACCAAAGTGCTGCACTTGCAAAAGAATTGGATAAGGCAACAGCGCCATCCAAAGCTGGTAAAAAAGCAGTCACATTGAAAAAAGCACCTTGGGAGAAAAATGAAGCAGCTACGATTGACGAATCAGTAAAATCTGGTAATTTTAAATTTGACAACGGTAAATCAACTAGGATTTCACCTCAAGATGCAAAATTGCTTAATTCAATGTTTAAAGGTTTGAATACAAAAAACCGTAAACAAATGGAATCCGTTATGAAAAAAGATCAAGCAGGTTTTGACGAAATTGTAGGATTTGCAAGAGAAGCACTTCAATAAAGGATTAAAAGGTAATAATATTATAAATATATTACAAATAAAGGACCTAATGATATGAAACTTATTACAGAAATTTTTAACGAAAGTGCCTCAACGAGCACAGAATTAAATGAAGAAACTGGCAAAAAGTCCTACTTCATTGAAGGTATCTTTATGCAAGGTGACATTAACAATCGCAACGGTAGATGTTACCCATCCGAAATCCTTGAGAAAGAAATGGTTCGATACAATAAAGATTTTATTGAAACCAAACGAGCTCTTGGGGAACTTGGCCACCCTGATGGACCAACCGTAAACGGCGACCGTGTATCTCATTTGATTACTGAAATGCGGAGAGATGGTTCAAACTTTATGGGTAAAGCAAAATTGCTTGGTACTCCAATGGGTGAAATTGTTAAGACATTCATTGACGAAGGAGTTCAGGTCGGTGTATCAACACGTGGACTTGGTTCAGTTAAACCAACAAAAGATGGTATCATGGAAGTTCAATCAGATTTCCATTTAGCTACTGTTGATGTTGTAACCGATCCGTCTGGCCCTAATTGTTTCGTAAATGGTATTATGGAAAATGTTGAATACTTTTATGACATTGCTTCATCTTCTTGGTTGCCTGCGCAGGTTCAAGAACAGGTTGCTGAAGTAATTGAAGAAATTCAACAAGAAGTTGAAACACAATATAAAACAGTTGTCAAGCGGATTGATGAAGCACAAGCAGCTGCTATGTTGAATAAATTTATCGAATCACTCAGAAAATGAAAATTATAAATATTAGGTATAAAGAATATAACAAAAGGAGTAGTAAGCATGTCAGATGAACTACAAGAAAAGTTTGTAGCCGACGATGGTGTTTCTTCAGTTGAAGATCCTGTTACACCAAAAGGCGGTACGGCAAAAAAACACAAGGCTGATGTAGCAAAGAAGGTTGATCCAACACCTGAAAAAGTTGCAGCAGTAACACCTGGAATGAAAGAAGATGCAGAAGCTGCTGATGCAGAAGTTGTTGTAGAAGAAGTCGTTGAACTTGACGAATCAATCTCAGCAATGTTTGAAGGCATGGATCTTTCAGAAGAGTTTAAATCAAAAGTAACTTTGGTGTTTGAAGCAGCAGTAAATGAAAGTGCTGCGATAAAAGCTGCCAAAATGAACGAAGAATATTCAACAAAGCTTGATGAAGAAATGAAATCTTCAATTGACTCAACTGTCAATGACCTTGTTGAAAACCTAGATTCCTATCTCGACTATGTTGTAGAAGAGTGGATGACAGAAAACGAAGTTGCTATCGAAGCCGGCATTAAGGTTGAAATGGCAGAATCGTTGATGGACGGTCTGAAAGGACTTTTTGAAGAGCACAACATTGCAATCAACGAAGATACCGTTGATGTTGTTGCTGAGCTTGAAGAAGAAGTTGAAGGATTGAAAACTGATGCAAATGCTCGTATTGACGAGAACATTGCATTGCAAAAAGAGATCACTTCTTTGCAAGCCGGAAAAGTGTTCGCAGAAGTCACTGAGGATCTTACTCTGACCCAACAGGAAAGAATGAAGGTTCTTGCTGAAAAGCTCGATTTTAATAATATCGAAGAGTACACCGCAAACCTTAATACTCTTAAGGAATCATTCTTTGCAGAAGCAAAAGCCGTAACGGAAGATGCTAATGTTGAGGAAGACGAAATCATCGTAGAAGATACTGTTGTAGCTAAACCTGCATCAGATCATTATACAGTTAATGCTCTCGTCGAGGCTCTTAACGCTAAAACACATTTGAAATAATAACTTTTATAAATATATCCAGAAGAAAACCAAAACAAGGAGATAGACAGATATGACTCAGTCAAACTATCAAGCGCTTGTGGAGAAGTGGGGCCCAATTCTTGAGCACGATTCTTTTTCACCAATCGCCGATCAGCACAAGAAAAGCGTAACCGCTACAATTCTTGAAAACACAGAAAAGGCTCTTATGGAGTCAGGCGACACACAAGTGGGCATGAGCTCCTTGTTGTCAGAAGCCGCACCAACCAATGCTGCAGGTTCCTCACCTGGGGCAGGTTTCAGTTCAGGCGCAACTGCAGCAGGTCCTGTTGCAGGTTACGATCCTATCCTGATTTCATTGGTACGCCGTGCTATGCCAAACTTGATGGCATATGACATTGCTGGTGTTCAACCTATGACAGGCCCAACAGGCTTGATCTTCGCAATGCGTTCGCATTACACCAGCCAATCTGGTGACGAAGCATTCTACAACGAAGCAGCAACAGGCTTCTCAGGTGCTGGCGCATCTGCAGGTGTTGTTGGTAACGCTGCAACTGCTAATACTGGTACAGGTATGACAACAGCAGCAGCTGAAGCATTGGGCGACGGTGTAGGTGCAGGATTTGCTGAAATGGCATTCTCAATCGAGAAAGTTGCCGTAACTGCAAAATCACGCGCATTGAAAGCAGAATACACAACAGAACTTGCTCAGGATCTTAAAGCCGTACACGGTTTGGATGCTGAAACAGAGCTGGCAAACATTCTGCAATCAGAAATCTTGGTCGAAATCAACCGTGAATTGGTTCGTACAATTTACACAACTGCTAAAGCAGGTGCAACTGCAACAGCAACTCCTGGTACATTCGATCTTGACGTTGATGCAAACGGACGTTGGTCTGTTGAGAAGTTCAAGGGCTTGATGTTCCAAATTGAACAAGAAGCAAACGCAATCGCAAAAGGTACACGTCGTGGTAAAGGTAACATGGTTATCTGTTCTTCTGATGTTGCATCAGCATTGCAAATGGCCGGTGTACTCGACTACACACCAGCACTTAACAGCAACAACTTGGCAGTTGATGATACAGGCAACACATTCGCCGGTGTTCTTAACGGTCGTTACAGAGTGTATATTGACCCATATGCAGGCAGCAACTATTTGGTTGTCGGTTATAAAGGTTCAAGTGCATTTGATGCTGGCTTGTTCTATTGCCCATACGTACCGCTACAAATGGTTCGTGCCGTTGGTGAAAACAGCTTCCAACCAAAAATCGGGTTTAAGACTCGCTACGGTATGGTTGCTAACCCATATGCTGAAGGTGACCACGACTCACAAGGTCTTGGTGCTCTTACAGCAAACACCAACTTGTACTACCGCCGTGTATTGGTATCTAACTTGTTCTAAGAACAATAATAATAAGATATCGGTTAACGATACTACTAAGGAGGGGATTTTCCCCTCCTTTTTTAATGCCAGATTGTAACTTGTAAATTACATTCCCAATGCTTCCATATACATTTGAGTTACAGCATTCTCATTTTCTACATCGTCACGGTTACGTTTACGAATTGCAATGACTTTACGTAGAACCTTAGTATCATAACCTCGTCCTTTTGCCTCAACCATCACTTCTTTTTGAGCATCTTGAATGTCTTGCTTTTCTGTTTGCAGACGCTCAAACCGCTCAATAAAAGAACGAATTTCATCTGCTGTTACTTGATATGTATCTTGTGCTGTCATAATATCTCCTGCTGTTGTAAATTTCATATCACCCATTCTATCACGGTTAACCGCGTCATAGTCTGGATATCCTTTTTCAAATACTGGTGCACCAATCATAGTTTTCCATCCTCACGCATTTGCTTACGAATTTTTGTTGCTGATATGTCATGGATATCTTTACCCAAATCGTGTTCGGTAAATGTATATCCAACACCACGGCCGTAACTAATATCAACAATGTTAGGTACTTCTAAAATCAAATACTCATAACCATTTTCAAATCCGTGTGGTCTAAGACCTGCTTCAATATTATTAATAACGTCAATAATACCGAAAGGATTATCATCTTGTGTTACGGTACGACCTGCACCTGCATCACCGTCAAAGTTAAATACGTCACGGACCATAATAACAACTTGACCTGTGATTGAATGAGCACGTTTAAATAGTTCGGTGTGACCATCATGCCAAGGTTGCCATCGACCTAGCATCTGTACTGTTGGTTTCTTGTAATCAAACATTATTAATCCTTATATGTCTTTCAATAGCATCAGCTAAACCTTCATCTGTGTTATCAAACCATTTTTCTACATGGTAATTAACCTCTGAAGGTTTTTGAAACATTTTATTAGTATCACCAAATCGACCTTCTTGGATAGTATCCATCCATACGGTATAATCGGCATCAAAGATTTCTCTTGTTTCTTCAAGTGGACAAACGAAATCACAGATAACCATTCGTCTCATTTCTTTTTCGTAATCAGCAATACCTTTCATACGATAAGCTTGGCGTAAACGTGCAGCTTCACTGAATTCCCAGTCGTTTGCCATTTCACGGATTTTATCGGCATTGAACCAAGCGCAATCCAAACGCTTTTGTAGTCGTTCGGCAAGCCAGGTTTTACCTGAACCCGGCAAGCCAAATATTAAAATCTTCATTCTTCATCCTCATCTGTAGTTGTCATATCAATATCAAATAGTTGGATAGTTAAAGATACAAATACAGTTATAATATAAACGGCAGAAAACCCCGCGAAAAAACTATAGCCTATAGACCATATTGCGTATGCTGATAATGCTGATGCACAGATTAGCAAATACTTATAAGATAAAGGAATATCTTCATTCAAATC